TTTTTGGCAAGAATACGAAGAATGTCAATGCTTACTTGGGTGTTTCTATTCCTTTTGGGAAACAGAAAACTGCTGAGAAGTTGTAAAATGAATTATATGTAATATTGATTTGTATTGTTTGATAATCTGAGAATAAATATAAAAAGGCTGTCTCAAAATAAATGGCACTATAAAATATTTTGTGTAAATGGAAAATACGGGATTCAAAGTGAGTTCCGTATTTTTAATTTTATATATTTACTGAATGAAAAAGATTATGAAAGAAAAGAATCAGGTAGTGCCTGATGAAGTATGATAATCATGATTTCTTATGTTTTAATTGGTATCGTTTCCGTTGCTTGCAGGCTATTTCAAAAGCCGTTCTTATCTCGTTTGAATAATTTCGGATATCTTCTACTGATTGTAACTGAATCCATTTATATCCGGTTCTGTTCTCTGTAACAAAACATATCCGCTTGCTGTACGGCCTTAATGATACACGGCATACCCACCAATATTCATGTCCAGTCCAAATCAGCAGATAGCCTTTGAAACTGGTATATGATATTTCACTTTGTTCCCCAAGAACAGCTCTGATTATATTGTATGCGTCTGTTTCCTCCCGTGTAATCACTGCATCTTGTTTGTCACTTATAGCAGCCATTCCATCGTTCGGTGCTTGTCGTGGTTTCTCTTCTTTCACCTGTATGGCGGTAGCCGGTCTGCCTGAAATCATCCCTCCTATCACGGACAAGATAGATTTCCTCACAATCGGTCTGTATTCTTCGATAAGCTTCGGTGTGGATTTCCCGTTATTAAGACTTCTGACAAAATACCTCGTAAACTCATCGCCTGGTGACTGGAAATTCTTTGCAAGAATCTCCTTTATCTGTATCATCATTTGCAGTTCCTTTGCCGTGCTGAGTATTTCCGACTCATTGTAGCATGACTTGTGGAACTTCTTCATTTCCTCTATATCTGCATCCGACAAGTCCAGCATATTCACCACCAAGAAAGGTTTCTCGTCCATGATGTTCGTCTTGTCAAGATCCGCATAAAACCGATACTCGATACCGTTTGTAAGCACCCCAAAGCGTGCGTTGGACGCAGCATAGTATTTTGAAAGCTGGGTGTTGTGCAAGTCAAGGTTCTGCTTACAGTGCTTGCATTCTATCAGAAGAATCGTCCTGCCATCCTTTTTGATGGCGTAATCTATCTTATCACCTTTCCTTGTCAGATCGCAGTCCATTTCAGGCACTACCTCAAAAGGATTGAATACATCATATCCCAACGCCGTTATTATGGGCATGATGAAGGCGTTCTTGGTGGCTTCCTCTGTCTGGATGGCATCTTTCTGCTTCTTTATCCTTTCCGCAAGCTGAAGTACATTGTCTTTGAAATCCATACCTATCTTATAAGTTATTTATAAATTCGGTCGCTTCATTCTGTTCAGATCCGGTGTATTCCATATACTCCCTTACAGCCTGCTCGATGTACCCACGAGATTTTAAGACGTTCCACTTCTTTATTTTCCGCTGGTATTCTTCACTGCTTCGGTCTATAGTAGGACGTCCTTTCTTTGGCTGTTGTGCTGAAGTGCTCTCCTTTTTGATTTCGGTTGCTGCTACCACCTTTATATCATCTTTGCTCTCTTTGTTGTTGTGCTGCTTGGGTTCCTTCATTTCCGACGCTATTGTTTTCAGCAGTGCCAACATTTCACTGTTTTGCTTTTCGTACAGCGCCTTGATGCCTGCTACATTATTGGTCATATTCCACACCTTAAAGAACAAGATTATCTGCAAGATTCCGAACACCAAGCAAACGATTGCTAGAATTAATGTAAATGTTTCCATAGTGTATTATTAATTAAATTTCATTTAGTCATCCTTTCCATTAAAGACAGCAACCTGTCCACCTGCTCTTGCGCTTTCGCTGTAAGTCTTTGCTGTTCCATCAGACTTTCCAATGCCTTTTCCAAAGCGCTGGTGGTATTCACGTTATTGCCGTTTCCTGCTACAGAAGTTCCATGATGGTCGCTATTGGCAATATATGAAGATGTATCGTTAAGCATCTCCCCTTCTCCCGTAAGAAGCCAGTCAGTATTAAGTTCAGGGAATTTTCTCTGAATATCCAGCAAGCCACGTTTGCCTACAGAATTTTTAATCTTGTGCACATAACCATTGGATAGTCCACAAGCCCTTTCGAAATCTGATATTGAAATCTTCTTCGATGAGATGAAATCAAAAAGCCTACTCTGTACATTCATAAACAACAAGTTTAATTAATATTAAAATCCACTGATTAATCACTGAGTTTTCTTGTTTCTTAGATAATATATTTATCTTTGCATTACAAAATTAGTAAAACAATAAATAAATCAAAATAATATGGCAGAAAAAGAAGAGAAAAGCCCGATTACACCAACGCTGAGAGTGATGAAGATAGGTGAAGAATTTACTTATCCTATTCAGATGATGACTTCCGTCAGAACTGTATGCACCACATACGGACTGCAATGGGGAAAGACATTCAAAACCCGTATAGACAGAGAGGCTAAAACAATTACAGTAACTAGAATGAAATAAATTATGTTTGGATTTGGTAAGTTAGTCAAAAGACACAAACTGTCTGTTGCTGAAGAAGCGGAGTTGCGCAAATGGAGTTATAATACAGCTTCTTTCGTTAAAGACTATTACAGATATTGTGAGTCAAAAAACATTCCAACCATTCCTGAAGATTTGCTTGCGGAAAGGTTGGAACGCTCCGAACAATTATTCAAATGGCTTACGACAGGGCATTTTTAATAAGAGTTATGACTTCCTCATAACTCTCACTAATATTATAGTTAATGTATTCAAAACCATTCTTTTTGTTACTTGACGGCATTTGTATGCCAATGATAGCATTATTGAAGAGTGATTCAACAATAAAAATAGATGATACATTAATCAACACCTTGGTAGTAGGTGCATTCTCATGTGTTATCACATGAACTTCGATAAAATTTTTCATGATTCTTAATTTTATAAGTTGATATTGCAAAGTTAAGAAAAGCCTCTGAAAAAGACATGAGTTGCCGAATCGAATTGGCTCAGAGGCGCGATTTTAAAGAGTTCTTTGACATTTTGGAAAACACAATAAAGAAAAGCAAAAACAGAAAACTTTCAGCACGTCAATTTGTCTTTAACGTGATGAGTATGCTTGGTGTGAGGCACAAGTATCGCTGAAAGTATGACCTTCAGATACAGCCTGTGCGGACGTAGTGAATATTCCGTACAGGCACGAATTTTAAAAATATCAGATTATAAGATTCATATTGAATAGTTCACTCACTGGTACAACACAATTAGTAACAGCATTCAATATCAATAGCACATCACGTTAAACAAAGTTTAACTAATTGATAATCAGTTATTTATATTTGTATAATCCACTTTAACAAAGTATCTTTACAATATCAAAATAAACCCATAAACAGCAAGGATATGAAAAGATACGATTTAAGCAGAATAATGACAAGAGCGCATTACATTTTCGGCCACACGTTCAATACCACATTCAGCTACTGCCTGACAAAAGCATGGACGGAAGCCAAAGAGGAAGCAAGAATAAGCGAGGAGAATGCAAGGCGTGCCGCTGAATATAAGGCAAAGTACGGAAACCGCGATTACAGGAACTACCGATCCTATTACAGTTCACGCATGGGACGCAATGACTGGAGATGCGACTACCGCAATGATGCCAAAGCAACAGTCATCCGCTCGTTCAATGCAAGATGATGGTTGTATATGACAGATTCATTTGCCAGACTCTATATAATCCCATCCCCTCCCGTAAGATTCGGGATAACAACCGGTTGAAGCCATTGAGGGGATCATCAGTATGCTAGTCTTATTTTGTTTGTGTGTTAGTCACAATTCTTTATGTATCTAATTCTGAAAAGTTCCAGATGTTCCGGTCCGTGAGGATAGGAACACCACTCCACTCTGTCACAGGTGCGTACAATGGGCATGAATCATTATCTCTATATTCATTTGCCAGGTATGGAGGTTCGATACCTCACAGAGTGACCAAATATCAAATCTTAATTCATTATGGAAAATAAATATCAGATAACAGGCTACCAGCTTGTTTATGCCAATGGAGGAAGGGATACAGTAAAATTGCAGACCCCTGTCATTATAAGCGACATAGAGGGATACAGACGTAAGATACGTTCTGTTCACAACTGTATCAGTGTCAACCTCAGTTATATCGAACTGCCGTGAGATTTTACCGCAATGTACCAACTATAAATCCTGAATATCATGTTAAACGAGGAAGTATTGAAAATCGTCCTGAATGACAAGACATTCGGACAGAGAGAAGCCGCCACTATCGTGGGCGGACGAGGAAGGTTGTTCAGACTGGTAGGTTCTGGTGCCATACGTGCCGAAAAGAAACCTGCTGACAGGCAGAACGGAAGATGGTACTGCAACGCCTTTGATGTACTGAAACACGCCGCGCTCAAATAGATTATTTGAATTTCAAATAGTTATATAAAGTTAAGCTACTGATTTTTAAAGTTTTACAATTTTGCACCCAAAGTAAAAATAGTTAACTTTATATCACTATAAGGAACTAATAAACAATAAGTTATGAAAGTATTATATCTCATTTGGGTTGCTCTGGCAGCTATTGTACATGGTACAATAGACAATCTTGACACCGCATTCTGGGTATCAATATCCGCATTCGTGGTATTATCTCTCATACTTGCCGTGAGAATTGACAGAAAAAATAATCTTAAAAACATATATAATGATGAGAACAGACAATGAGTTGCAGCAGATGAGCCATGATGAGCTTATTGAACAGGTGAAAGGATTGCAGTTCCAGCTTGCCGGTATGGAGCTGGCTGAGAAAGAGAACGCAAGGATGAGGGAGATTCTCTCCGCTATCGGCATTATTTATGAATCCTATAAGACGGAGCGTCATGGATGAGGAACTTGCACGGCTGGAAGCCGAACTTGAGAAAGTGAAAGGGTGCGGGTTGAAATATCTGCCTGAATACGGTTTCTCTTCAAAAGAGGAAATCATGCAGCTTATACAGGAGGATATAAACGAATTACGCTCGGAGATGGAATGCATTCAAAAGGATTACGCTACTGACGAACTTGAAGAAGAGCGCACGAGGTTGTGCATCCTTCAGGGAATACCAAGATATTGTTGAACTTTAAAATATTCAAGAGTGATGGAAGAAAACAATCAAGTTACAGAATTACAGATTATTCAGGCCAAACAAGCGGCCGAGTTTGCAATGACACCGGTAGGGCAAACCGTGAAACAGTTTGAGGTCATGCAGCGCATGGCCAACATGTACACAACAAGCACAATCGTTCCGGATACGTACAAGGGAAATGTGGGAAACTGCGTGATTGCGCTGGATATGGCCATGCGTATGGGGTGTAATCCGCTTATGTGTATGCAGAATCTTTATATCGTGCATGGCAACCCTGCTTTCAGCAGCAAGTTCCTGATTGCCACTATTAACGCAAGTGGCCGTTTCTCCCCACTCCGTTATGAGTTTAAGGGAGAAGAAGGTACGCCGGAGTACGGATGCCGCTGCATTGCTTATGAATCGTCCGACAAAGACCACAAGGAACCGCTTCATGGTGACTGGATCACCATGGGGATGGCTGAAAAGGAAGGCTGGACCAAGAAGAACGGTTCCAAATGGCAATCAATGCCAAGCCAGATGCTCCGTTATCGTGCAGCCGCTTTCTGGCAGCGTGTTTATTGCCCGGAAATCTCAATGGGGCTTATCACCAAAGAGGAGGCAGATGACATTCAGGATGCCGAATATGAGGAAATTATTGATAAATCAGCAAAAAGCAACAAACTTGCCGAAATCGCTGCAAAAGCCGCAGGAGTCAAGGATCAACCCCGCCCGGAACAACCGACAGATCAAACTCAAGACTACGCGAATAATAAACCTACTCGAAAATCATTGTTATAATGGAAATACAACATTCTATAGAATGGTTCCGTAAGCGGCTCGGTAACTTCACCGGGTCGCAAATCGGACTCCTAATGAAGAAAGGGAGAAGTGATTATTTTTCCGATACCGCCAAAACTTATATTTATCAAGTTGCATCAGAGAGGGATATGAATCCTGAAATTATCAATGATGATGTCGAGTTTGAGAAATATCTGCATCAGGTCTGTGTCAACACCAAGGCGATGCAATGGGGTACTGATCAGGAAGAAAATGCCAGAGAGCTGTATGAACGTCTGACAGGAAGACATATAGTTGAGACAGGATCATGCAAACACCCTGCCATAGAACATTTCGCAAGCAGTCCTGACGGTTATTATTACGATGAAGAAACCGGTGAAAAAGGCTGTCTGGAAATCAAATGCCCGATTCAAAGCACTTTCATGAAGTATAAAAGTGAAATACACAACAATGCGTCGCTGCTTGATGTCAAGTTCGAGTATTTCTACCAGTGCATGGCCCATATGATGTGCACAGGTGCGCAATGGACTGATTTTGTTGTTTACAACCCTTTCCAGAGCAATCCTATCCATATAGTAAGGATATTGCCGGATGAAGCAGTGTTTGCAGAAATGGAGAAGCGCATCCGTGTGGCTGATGATATTGTCAAAGAACTGATTGATGTAGAATGATGAAACCGGATATTATAATCAAACAACTTGATAACGGATGTTTTGACGTCCAGATTGCCAATAAAAGTACAGACCAATTATCATTTGATGAAATGCTTGGGCTTGTTGCACAATTGACTGTACCTGAAAACAAGAGATGCCTGCAATGGCTTAAAACAAAAGAGCAACATGAAACTTTCAGAAATAGAAACTTAAAAACAATAGAACAATGAATACACAGATAGCAATCCAGGAAAGCGATCTTGAACTGATCGTCAGTGAAAAGACGTTAGGTAGTCTTACTACCAACGCAAAGCAAATCAGAGATATGGTAAAAGCCGCTTTGCCAATGTATGATATCTCCAATTATAACGATGAGAATATCGATCAGGCAAAGAAAGACAAGGCAGCTTTAAACAAGGCGGCGAAAGCCCTCAATGCCAAACGTCTTGAAATTGAGAAAGAATTCATGAAACCTTTCAGGGAGTTCAAGGACGTTGTAACCGAAACCGTGAAACTTATCGGCGAGTGCTCTGCCAAGATTGACACGGTAGTCAAGCAAAACGAACAGCAATACAAGGATAGAAAGAAAGCCACTATCAAGACTTACTTTGATGGATTGAATGTTAACCTTGTAGACTTCAATAAGGTTTTCAAGTCTGAGTGGCTCAACAAATCCGCAAGCATGAAGTCTGTATGCAACGAAATTGATTCCATATTCTCCAAAGTCGAGAACGAACTTTCCACGCTGAAGGGGTTTGGTGAGGATTTCGATGTCCTTCGTACTTATTATATGGATACGCTCAATATCGCATCCACCATCCAGTATGCCAACCGTCTGAAGGAGCAGCGTGAGCGTGCCAAAGCAGCAGAAGAAGCGCGCATCAAGGCAGAGCAGGAAAAAAAGGCTGCTGAAGAAGCGCAGATGAAAGAGGAAGCGGAACGAGCCAAACAGAATTCAGTCAATCCATTTGCAAGAGCCAGTCAGCTGGTCACCAATGAACCACCTTCCTTTGTCGAGCAAACCAAAGCTCAGGAACCGGAGCTTCTGACGAGAGCTTTTACTGTTACCACAACTCGTGAAAATATAATCGCTCTTGGTGACTTCATGAATGATAATAATATTGATTTCGACAAGATTGAACTTGCAGATACCCTATGCAATACAGATTTGAATTCCATTGTCAGAATGCTTGAATATAGTGCAAATCTGATAGACAAAACCTCTACCAAACCTTGCGAAGCAGATAAGGCAAGGCAATTCAGAAACATGATAAAGAAAATTCAAAAGAAAATAGAACAATGAAAATTACAATCAGCAAAACAACCGAGTTTGAAGCGGTCTACCTGAAAGTGGATGCAGGTGTACGCTATTGGGAAGACGCAGAAGTAAACGGAGTTAGTGATTCTGAAAATCCGCCAACTATTCCTTGTGCTGAATTTATCCATGCCGATAATGAATACCGCTGGCGACCTATTATCGACATCGACAATGGAGTTATCACTAATTGGGAAAAAGGTTTTACCGCACAAGTTCACTATAAGGTATGCGATGATGGCATTTATACAGTTACTGATAAAGATGGCAACATCATTGTTGAGCATGAGGGTTACGTTCCATCCATCATGTGCCCGGAAGATGAAGGATATGGCGACTACATCATTATGAATATTGACGAAAATGGATTTATTCAAGGATGGGAAAAAGAATTGATTAATAGAATTATAAAAGAGCAGGAGGATTAAATCATGCAAGACTATATTTCAGACTGGTTCATCCCGATGGACTTTGGGTATGACATTCCGGATGAAAAGCCGGACGGTGAGGACAACTTTAATTTTGACTGAGAGTGGTATGAAAAAGTATATTTATTTAATCCTGTTTCTGATAATAGGAATTGTTGTCGGGAATAGGATATTCAATCACTTACACGCATGGCTGGGCGTAACAATAATATCAGCCACAATAATTTTCTTTATTTACAAACTGATTAAAACATTGAAAGATGAAAAGACTGATTAAGTTAACGATGGTATGTATGACCTTGGTAATGTTTGTCTCCTGTGAGAGAGTAGCCCCTAATTATGCAGGTGTCCTTATGGAGAATTACGGCAAGCAGGGAAAGGAGGATTTCAAGATTGTTTCCGGCAAAGTGTCCACATGGGAATTGGGCACAGAACTTTTTCAGGTTCCGCTATTCGATCAACGTGGAGAATTCGCTGAAGCTGTCACACTGAAAGCTGCCGACAACACGGAGTTCAAGGCGTGTCCTACATACAGCTATAAAGTTATCAAGAACCGCGCCATTGATGTTGTCTTTGACAACAAGCATATTGGCCGTGGAAGTGACTTTATGTCTTCGTTGGAAGATAACATCTTGGAACCACGTATATATGATTTGATAAAGGAAGAAAGTCGGAAGCATAAGACCGATAGCCTGATGGCTGACGGAGGCTCGTTGGTATTTGAGAAACGGTTGGAACAGATAGTTGACATGGAGTTTGAAAAAAGAGGTCTGCAACTGCTCACATTCTCCGCACAACTGGAGTTCTCCGAAAAGGTCCGTGAGAAGATTGACAGCCGGAATGAAGTGAACACCAATATATCCGTACTGGACCAACAGATTGAGGAACAGAAGAAACGCAACGAACTGGAACAATTAAAAACCGAACAGGCTCTTATCCAGTCAAAAGGTCTTACCAAAGAAATTCTTTACAAACAGTTCATTGACAAATGGGATGGGAAAAGTAGCATATATAGAACTTTCCCGGAAATTATAAAACTTGAAAAATGATTGAAGAATGGAAACCGGTAAAAGGGTTAGAAAACAGGTATATGGTTTCTAATTTAGGTAGGATAAAATCTGTTATTTGATCAGAGTACAGAAATAACTTTGTTAACCTTGCCTTCCCGGTCTGTGAAGATAGGGAGGCAAACGGGAGGTTGGCGGAAATGGCAGACGCTAATCAAGATGTAAGGTGCAAAATTCTAGGATAACCGTTAATATCCAAGCCGGCAACCTACGAGACATCTTAAGGGAGCTGACTTGAAATCAGTGAACTGCAAAAACACCACTCATGCAGGTTCGAATCCTGCACCTCCCACTATAAATGAATAAACGTTGAATATCAAACTTTAAAAGAATTAATTATGATGCATACTTGGTTTGAATGCAAAATCCGTTACGAAAAGGTAATGGAAAACGGCATGAACAAGAAAGTAACTGAACCCTATCTGGTTGACGCGTTGAGCTTTACTGAAGCAGAAGCCCGTATCATTGAAGAAATCACTCCGTATATCAGCGGTGAGTTCACTGTTTCGGACATCAAACGCGCCAACTACAGCGAACTGTTCCCCTCTGAAGAAGATGCAGCCGACCGCTGGTTTAAGTGCAAGCTGTTCTTCATCACGCTGGACGAAAAAAGCGGAGCAGAGAAAAAGACCTCCACTACCGTACTGGTACAAGCTTCCGACCTTCGCGATGCTGTAAAGAAACTGGACGAAGGAATGAAAGGTACAATGGCAGACTATCAGATCGCATCCGTAGCCGAAACCGCCATCATGGATGTATATCCGTATGAAGCTAAGGAAGTTCCGATATCCAACACTCAGATATCGGAAGGTGCTGATTCTCCTGTAGTACGCAATTTTATCCAGTCCCTACCGGATGGTTGCAGGACAACCATAACAGTAGCAGGAAAGCAAGTTGTTGTCGACAAGACCGGCAAGGACACAGTAGTAACCCCACATAAGGAAAAAGACGATGACATACGAAGAGATGATTAAAAAAGCGCAGTCGTACAAAATGCGCGGGAAGCCGAAGAATGAAGAGCACCGCATACAGTCCGCTTGTGTCCGCTGGTTCCGTTTAAAATATCCGAAACTTAAAAACGTGCTTTTTGCTGTTCCCAATGGTGGCAGACGTGATGCCATCACCGGAGCGAGACTGAAGGAGGAAGGTGCGACCAGCGGAGTGTCAGATTTGATACTGCTGAAGAGCAACCGCTTCTATGGAGGACTTTGCATTGAGATGAAAAAGCCGGGAGGCCGCCAGTCTCCTGCACAAAAGGAATGGCAGAAGGATGCGGAAGCCAACGGAGCGAAATACGTTGTCTGTAAATCATTGGATGAGTTTATGAAAGTGACAATTGATTATTTGAATGACGTATGACAAACAGAAAAACTATAAACCATAAATTGAATTGCAAGTATGGAGATAAACTGTAAATATTGTCCTAAAAACGATGGGACCGGCAACTGCCTCATTAACGGATGCCCCCTGCCTCCTGTCATAAAGGAGATAGAAGAAATGCAGTCCTTTTTGGAGATAACCGCAAGTGACAATCCAAAGGAGCTTATAGACCGCCTCACTGATATAAACGTCTATCTCGCACGCTCTGGCAAGCTGCTTGCTGACGCCAAGGCATATCAGGATCAGGTGACAGCGAATGTATATGCCAGCCACATGGAATTCATCTCACGTGTTCCCGCGACTGTCGCCATGAAATTTGTCGCCGCGCAAAGTGTGACCGCCAATCAGATTGTGACATGGCTGGACCGTATAAACCGTACCCTCGTCCATGCCGGAGACAATATCAGGACCCAGATATCCTTTGCCAAACAGGATATGGCACTGCAAAGGAAAGGCTACTGATAAATAACGTTTAAATTATTGATATTCAGAAATATATTTATTGTAATCCCATAACAAAAAGTTAACTTTACAATATATATAACAAACTGATTATCAAACAATAGACATGATGAAAAAGGATACAAAAAGGAAATCATTTGTCTTCTATATAGAATGGCAGGAAGTGCTGATGGAATATCCTGAGGAGGTCAGACTTGAAGTGTACGATGCAATTATCAAGTACGCCGCATCGGGGACACTGTCGGAGCAGAAACCGTTGGCTAAAATGGCATTCTCTTTTATAAAGAAACAGATAGATGAGAATTTGCTACATGAACCTCCAAGCGGAGAAAACCACTGGAACTGGAAAGGTGGAATTACTGATGATAACCACAGATGCAGGAATTCAAGCGGCTATAGAAATTGGCGAAATTCAGTCTTGGAAAGAGACAACTTTACATGTTGCCGTTGTAAAAAACGTAACGTGGAGTTAAATGCACACCATATCAAACCATTTTCTTTATATCCCGAATTGAGATTCGATATAGATAATGGCATTACATTGTGTCGAGAAATGTCATATAGGACTACATAAAGAACAAATGAAATGGGAAAAGAAAGTTTTTTGATATATAAATCGTTTTACAAGCCTATATCGAAGTTATCGGACAAGCAACTTGGAAGATTATTCCGAGCTATATTCAAGTATCAACTTGGCGAGATTATTACGGTAGAGGAGGACATTGAAATAGCATTTGAGTTCTTCAAGAATCAATTTGAAATAGATGAAAACAAATACCATGGCATTGTCGAGAGAAACCGTAGTAATGGAAGCAAAGGGGGTGCTCCGAAGAGAGCGAAGAATGATAATTCGGATGATATTGGAACAACCCAAATAAACCCAAATAACCCAGTGGGTTTTTCAGAACCCAAAAAAGCCGATAATGATAATGTAAATGATAATAATAACTCTCTCTCTAGCGCGCATACGCGTGAAAACCTGGGCGATATTTCATCAGAAACATTCGATATGGATTTAGACAAATGCTTCGCGGACCTAAAGTCTGAGGAAGGATGGCTGAGGGATGCTTGGGAACGGGCATACAGGAACGGATTCAGGAACTTCACTTTGGATGAATGCAAAGACAAATACGTTGACCTGTACTATTGGAAGCTAAAGGGGGAAGGCGTTACACACAAGTCTGTTTCAGATGCAAAACGCCATTTCTCAAACTGGTTGATAACGGAACTTAAAAAACAGAAAGATGACAGAGCAAGAACAAAAACTTTCAGCAGAGCTACAACAGATCCGACAGGAAAAGTCATTTGCGGCGAAACTGAAACAGGAACAGATATACAATCTGGTGGAGCGTCACAAAAAGACTATTCTGCAAGATTTTGAATATGACCTGACGAATCCAGCCGAATATTACGCCCATCGTGATCTTGTCAGGCAGCTGGGCAATGATTATACTGGACGTGAATTCAGGGAGTTCGAGGTTGACGAGAACAACTCGAAGATATTGTCTTTCCTGCTGTATTACTTCAACGGATGCAGACTGGCCGAGAAAGTGTTTCCCGATGAGGATTACAAGATTCACAAGAACCTGCTGATTGTCGGGGCACCCGGCACTGGAAAAACAATGATCATGCAGATTTTCGCCGATTATCTGCGTCTGACACGGAATCCCAGTCAGTTTGAAAACCTCTCCGTCACCCAGATGATGAACTACTACAAGATGAACGGACACATAGACCTGTATTCCTACAACGAGGGGCAGTCAAAAGGATTCAAGCCCGCCCCGTTCAATATCTGTCTGAATGACATAGGTCTGGAAACCGAGAATCAGAAGAGCTACGGTACCAGTCTTGACAGCGTGATAGACGAGTTTCTCTATGCGCGTTATGAGATTTACCAGCAGTTCGGGAAGAAATACCATATCACCAGCAATCTGAACATCGGTGATTTCAGGAAACGGTTTGAAGGACGTCTGATTGACAGATTCAAGAGTTTTAATGTCATTCCCCTGCTCGGAAACAGCCGCAGGAGATGACAGTTATATTAAGTTAAGCAGATGCGTTTTTAAGATTATATTATTTGATAAACAAATAAATAAAAGTTATCTTTACATACATAAAAGAATTAATAAAAACCAAGAGCAATGAACATTACGAAAGTTTTGGCGGAAGAAGTTGCCAATAAAATGGTAGAGCCGTTAGAAAAGAAAATCAACCTGTTGCATGATGAACAGGTCAGGATTACGGAAGAGGTGATCCGAAAATCCATTCCACAGGAAATCACCGACTGTTTTCAAAAGTTTCGGTCTTATTTCTCTGTTGCATATAGCATCACACTGTTTAACGGTTCCTATGAAAAACGTGTTGCCGGACTGAAAGGATTTCCCAGCGCAAACGCTTACTATCCTCACATTGAGGCGGACAGGGAAGTTATTGAAAAGATAGACAAACTGGAAATCGAGATCAGTGCGGTAAAGGATGAGAAGACCAAGGTATATGAATCAGTCGTTGCGTCACTTCTGACATTACGGACATTCAAAAGAATCAAAGAGAATTTCCCTGAGGCATACAGACATATTGCCTGCTATGAAGATAAGGGAAAAACATCCGTATCCCTGCCGATAGACAATATCATGGACACTTTGAAAAAATACACCGTATGACATCTTGGGGAAGTTCACATTTTACAACTTCTCCCCTATTCTGCGGATAATCTGACTTTATTTTTATTTGAAAGTCAAATAAAATTTATTATTATGCAAGAAACAACTCAATTGAACACACTGACCAACATCGTATTTGTCCTCACGGACGTTTTAGAAACCAACCTTCTAGAAATGCAGCAGCAATACAAGAAGGAAGGCTTTGAATTGCGGCACGATTCAAAAAGAAACTTCAACACAGCCATAGCCGCGATAAAGAGATTGAAAAGTGATGTGAATCATTGCAGCGAATCCACTCAGGAAAACTTCGGCAATGATTCTGACATGGTGAACGCCATGTTGCTCACACTGATTGACAGATGCGGTGATGATGACAACCTCGCTTATAAGATGTACGAATACATTAAATCTTTCCCGTCCAAACTGAATCTGGACTTGGATTTGGATAATGCGTTCAGCCACCTGTTTAAAAAGGAGAAGTTATGAAATCGCAGAAAAATATCTTAAAATCCATTGAAGGTCTGTCCGATATAGAACTATTTGTTATTGATCTCTTTTGTGGCGCCGGCGGTTTGTCCGAAGGTGTGGAAGAAGCACGATTGGATGGAAATAGATGTGGAAAGGTTGTTTGCTGTGTGAACCATGACAAGAATGCCATCCTTTCACATGATGCCAATATCCCTGATGCACTTCACTTTATTGAGGATATCCGTACACTGGAACTTTCCCCGATAAGCACTATTGTAGAACGTATCCGCCAGCTATACCCTGATGCCATGATAATGCTTCATGCCTCTTTGGAGTGTACTAACTTCTCGAAAGCCAAAGGCGGTCAGCCGAGAGATGCCGACAGCCGAACGTTGGCAGAACATCTCTTCCGTTATATTGATGTTATAGACCCTGACTACATTCAGATTGAAAATGTAGAAGAGTTTATGTCATGGGGAGATATGGATGAGAATGGGAAACCTATCAGCATGGACAAAGGCCGGCTTTATCAAAAGTGGGTGCGCAATGTCAAGAAGTACGGTTACAACTTTGAGCACCGCATCTTAAATGCTGCCGACTTCGGTGCCTACACCACAAGAAAACGCTTCTTCGGCATCTTTGCTAAAAAGAACTTGCCGATAGTATTCCCAGAACCGACCCACTGTAAAGGTGGTAGGCAAGATATGTTCTCGCGGCTGGAGAAGTGGAAGCCGGTAAAAGATGTGCTTGATTTCTCTGATGAAGGAACTACCATCTTCAGGGAAAAGCCTCTTGCAGAGAAAACGCTTGAACGTATCTATGCTGGACTTATCAAGTTTGTAGCCGGAGGAAAGGATGCTTTCCTTTCCCGTTACAATACGGTTCGCCCTCAAGACACATGCAAATCAGTTGATGAACCATGCGGAGTGTTGACTACTGAAAACCGCTTTGCAAAGGTACAGGTAAGTTTCCTCTCCAAACAGTTCAGCGGACATCCCGAAAGCAAGAATGTGTCCGTAGAAGAACCGGCAGGTGCAATCACCTGCAAAGACCACCATGTTTTTGTCTCTGCTTATTATGGAAATGGACATAATCATTCGGTAGACCTTCCAGCTCCAACGGTCACAACGAAGGACAGGATGGCTTTAATTGAAAGCCGATTTATGTGTTCTTATAACTTTAAGGATACAGGAAAGGATATTAATCAGCCTTGTCCTACACTTCTGACTAAAGACAGACTTTCCCTTGTATCTCCATTTTTTATGAATCAATATTCTGGAGGTGGTCAGGTGTCTGATATAAACTCGCCATGCCCCGCTGTTACCACAACACCGAAACAAAACTTGGTAACATGCCAGCCGTGGATAATGAATACTGCATTCTCAAATGTAGGTAGCAGTATAGAGGAACCCTCCCAGACCATTACCGCAAACAGGAAATGGCACTATCTGATGAATCCACAGTTCAACAGTGCTGGTGGCTCTGTTGATAGCCCTTGCTTCACATTGATAGCCCGCATGGATAAGATGCCGCCCTATCTAGTAGCAACGGAAAGTGGACGGCTAGCGATTGAAATCTACGATAATGATAGTCCTATGACCGTGAAAATAAAGGAGTTCATGGCACTGTATGGCATAGTGGATATTAAAATGCGGATGCTTCGCATTCCGGAACTCAAAAAGATTATGGGATTCCCTGAAGATTATGTTTTAATAGGCACACAAGCTGACCAAAAGAAATTTATCGGGAATGCGGTGGAGGTTACACAAGCGAGAAAAAATACTGAAGCACTTTGCAAAGTATTGAGAAAGTTGAGATTGAAGAAATCAAAAGAAATAGCTTAATGGAAAATGGAAAACTTATATTAGATGCCTGTTGTGGCAGTAGAATGTTTTGGTTTAACAAATATAATCCTCTTGCCTTATTTGTTGACAAACGTTCGGAAACACTTACGGCCAAGGACAGGGGTAAGACAAGAATCATAGAAATAAAGCCGGATGTAATAGCCGATTTCACCAACCTTCCATTTGAAGACAATTCTTTCTACATGGTGGTGTTCGACCCACCGCACCTGAAAACACTTGGTGCAACCTCATGGATGGCTAAAAAGTACGGAAAACTGCCGAAAGACTGGCAGTCACTCATACACGATGGATTTACTGAGTGTATGCGCGTCTTGAAGCCTTACGGCACTCTTGTATTCAAATGGAATGAAAGTGAGATTAAATCCTCGGAAGTTTTGTCTGCCATCCCGTTTAAACCTCTATTTGGGCATACCACTGGAAGACAGAGCAAGACAATATGGATGTGTTTTATGAAACTGCCAATTAACGAATAACCCGAACAGAAATGAATCTACAATCTAAAATAGATTATTCCATCGCTTTGCTTCGCAAATGTGAACAAATGGCACTTGATTATGACCCAGAGAATGGTTTTTATTTAGCGTTCTCAGGTGGTAAAGATAGTCAAGCCCTTTACCATCTTGCAGTAATGGCAGGAGTAAAATTTAAGGCTCACATGAGCCTTACAAGTGTTGACCCACCGGAAGTAATTCGTTTCGTAAAACGGAACTACCTGGATGTAGAATTGATTAAGCCAAAGATATCTATCTATGATATGGCTTTGAAAAAACACTTATTGCCTACAAGATCAATCCGTTGGTGTTGCGCTGAATTTAAAGAGATATCCGGTGCTGGCAAGGTTACATTGATTGGCGTTAGAAAAGCAGAAAGCGCCCGGCGCTCTAAGCGTGAAGAGATTGAAATAAGCGGTCATAAATTTAGCGGCAACTTCGACCAATTCTCTGAACACAAAGAAAAGATGGTTACTTGCGTGGGAGGAAAGGATAAAATACTTGTTTCTCCAATAATTCACTGGACTGATAGGGACGTATGGCAGTTTTTGAATGGGAATAGCATAGAGCATTGCTCGTTGTATGATGAAGGCTATAAGCGCATCGGATGTATTATCTGCCCAATGTCTAACTATAAGCAGAAGCTAAAAGATTGTCGGCGTTTCCCTCATGCGAAACATAAATGGATTCAGACCATACAAAAGTTGATTGATGCCGGATATCTCAACCACAACTTTACCGATGCAGAGTTTGGGTTTAATTGGTGGATAAGCGATAAAAATTTTAACCAATATTATGCAGACGAAGTACTGCAACAGAAAATTGAGTTTAACGTATAACGGAACAATTATGAATCAAAAAGCAAAAGATTATATCAGACGTAACACTTTGGATTTGGAAAGTGACAACCGGATGGATTCTACTGGCTATGTGCAATATGCCATATCAGAAGCAAAAGCTTATGCAGCAATAGTAATAGCCGAAGAAGAAATGAGACAAAAAGCCATTGAAGCATTCAAATTTGCCGTTGATGGTTATTTCATAATTGGCGGTACCGATTATTCAGCTAGGAGATTAAATGAATTTATTAAAAAACTTGACTCTTAACAAAATCAGAAAGGAATAAAATGATAATAGCTTGGTTTAGTTGCGGTGTAACATCCGCAGTTGCTTGTAAGATAGCACTAAGTCTGTATGATGATGTGCAGATTTACTACATCGAAACAGGTTCCGGGCATCCAGATAATGTCCGATTTATCTCAGATTGCGAGAGATGGTACGGGCAGCCAATTCATACCATTCGCAGCGATAAGTTTTTCAACGTAAAAGATGTACTGATTAAAAAACGGTACATCAATGGTCCTACTGGTGCAGCTTGCACATTCGAACTAAAGAAACAAGTCCGTTACAAGCTGGAGAAGGAACTTGGTTCTTGGGACGGTCAAGTTTGGGGCTTTGATTACGACCCTAAAGAGATAAACCGAGCCATCCGATTAAAACAGCAGTACCCAAACACAAAGCCCCTGTTTCCGCTAATTGAAAAGCAGATTACGAAGCCGGATGCGATGGGAATGCTTTGGAAAGCCGGCATTGAAATCCCAGCTATGTACAAGATGGGCTATAATAACAATAATTGTATCGGTTGTGTCAAAGGTGGAATGGGCTACTGGAATAAAATCCGGAAGGACTTTCCGGAAGTATTTGCTCAAATGGCGCAGATTGAGCGTGATGTTGGAGCTACTTGTCTAAAGGATAAAGACGGTCGTATCTTCCTTGATGAACTACCAACGTGGCGGGGAGACCCAGTAGAAGAGATTATACCGGATTGCTCGCTTATCTGCCAGATAGAGTTTCAAGAGATAATCGATAGGCAGGTAGAACGAGTATTGAAAGGAGAAATTAGTATTAACGATGTAGCCTAATTAGGCTCAAAACGATATAGAAATGAAAGAATCAGATGATAAATACAGCAACCGCATTGCAGATGCTGAACAACTCACGAAAGATGTACAAGCTATTTATTTAGAAATTAAAGTTTTTGAAGATGCTTATAAAAAACAGATTGCTCCGCTTAAACAAAAAATTGCTCAATTGGAGGAATCTTTTCTGGATAAATGGTTGGTTGATTCAACAGGAAGACCTGTTAGTAAAGGAATGGTGATTGAGAAGAATGGAAAGCGATTTAAGGTTCTTAACCGATATCAACAATGTATATTTCAATATTTAGGTAATGCAAGAGTTTCAGTTTTACCTGAAGGTAAAAAGCGAACTCTTGATATTTTTCCCTCTGAATTAGTTGAATTTACTATTGTAGAATTAGCGTAAAACAAGATAGATATGAATATAGACACAGAGTTTAATGTAGGTGATAGTGTATGTTACCTAAGTGGTGACAATATCTGTCATTCCACTATAAGCAAAATTACTATTGAAATATCCTATACAGATAGAAGTTTTTTAATGGTTTACAAATTGTCTGACGGCTTAAGTGTGCCTAGAAACAACTATCCACAATGGGGGAAAAGGCTTTTTAGAGACAAAAAGAGTTTAATAAAATATTTATCAGAATTATAACGGAACAGAAATGAATGATGGAGTTTATTTTGACCAAAATGGTAACGAGGTAATCGTAATCAATAGATTTGAATATTCACGAGAAGAATTTGATTCCCTTGTGAATATATGTGGAGATTGCAATATATAATAAAAGAAAGAAAGGAATATTTATGGTAGAAATAGATTTGAATGATATCGTTAGTGTAGAACTCACAGAATGGGGAGCCACATATCTTAATGCAACGAATATATTTAAGGAAATAACCACTACACAGAAATGCCATTATAAGACTGACTATAAAGCAGGTGATGTTTACAAAAACCAGCTTTGGCAGTTGATATTGGAGTTCAAAGATGGGATTAGATTTGATAAAGAGAAGGCTTTTAATAAATTGAAAAAAGTAATTGATCAATAAGGAACAAAACGGGAACAGATATGAAACAGACAGTAGAAGAAGCGGCATACGATTATGCTACTAATAAAACGAAGTTCAGAAAAGACGTTCTGAAAGAAGTTGACGCGGATACCTACGTTTCACGTCATGCTGATAGTATGGAAGATTTTCAATGTGGTGCAGAGTGGCAGTCAAAGCAATCTCCTTGGATAAGCGTTAATGAACGGTTGCCTGAGCCAAATAAGCTTGTCCTTTGCAGAATGGTATCAAATGGAGCGATTGTTAGTGGCTATATCGTTGTTTCAACCGGGAGATCGCCATACGTTGCGACAGACGGAGGATTTGAATTTGAGGATTGGAACGACTACGAATGTGACATGTGGATGCCCATACCTTCATTCGATGATATACTAGAAGCCAACAGAGATGTACTGGAACGGATTAAAGAGAAAGGAGATTGAGATATGGATAAGGAAGAATTAACCATTAGCTTAGCGGAAGCATATAGGGAGATATATCTATTAAAGTTGCTTAATATCAAGCTAAGGAAACATGTAGATGAACTTACTGGGTATATTCAAGAATTTTCGCCTGTATTTACTAAAGAATAAAAATATGTATAATAATAGATACTTTCATTATTGGAACAAATTAAAATTTGATTACAATGAGTGTTTAGGTCGGATTACTTCAACTAAGCCAGTAAAGAAACACATGAGAAGAATGAAAACGCTTGAATGGCGTATAAGAATTAATCGGAAAGAGTTTATAGTTAATCCTTTAGGGGGAAAAACATACTTTCCACCTTTTTAATAAAAGTCGTATGGAAATTTTTATTGTTTCTTCTTTTGTGAAAAGATTATGTAAGAGATTGATTTATAAAGTTAATAACAACTAAAAGAGTATTCTATTATTTGGAATACAACATAGAAGGAGATTGAATGATGAAATTAAGACAAGCAAAAAAAATAATGAAGAATATCCGCATAAATGCACACATGGAGTATTTATACGGATTAGGACGCTCGATGAAGGCAAATGCTATTTGCGTTAGACACTATGGCAGAGTGGACAAATTAACAAAGCTAATCAATCAAATAGGAGATAAAAAACCTCTATTAGCAATTAAATTACTTAGACTATATGGAAATAAAGAACGTAGGACAACTTAGAAAAATCATAGAGAACCTTCCCGATGATTTTGAAATCGAGATGCGTGTCAGACGCAAATTGACGGATGAGGAATTGAAAAATTGCAGATACCCTTATCCTTACGATACAGAGTATTTAATTCTTGAATTTGACGATGTAGGCGTGTCTAGCAAAGTATTGTGCTTGGGTGTAACTTCTAATGAATGAACGGTATGGAAGTAAAGAACGGAATAATAATAGACGGGGTGCTGCATGAATTAGTATTAATGCGGAATAGTTCACCATGTGACAATTGTAGTCTACAAGAACAATGTAGAATGGATCGTCCCTTGTGTAAAGTAATTGCTGGATATTATAACTCTGATGAACGTTTTATTAATCGTGGTAAAGTAACGGAGATTAAAACGAAGGAGGAAAAGAAATGAAACAGGTATTGTCATTCGAGCAAATGAAACATTTACAAGAACTTGGATTATACCATATCTACACCTTGCAGGATATTCTCGACAAGTTACCTTGTTTTATTGGCAAAGAAGTGATGACCATCCAAAAACTTGCAGATAGCTATACGTGCTTGTATGTGGAACTTTATACTAGGTCTATAATAAAGATTACAGAGAGTAAAGAACTCATTGATGCAGCCTACGATATGTTGTGTTGGTGCATTGAAAATGGATATGTTAAAGTTAAATAGAAGAAATAACTATGGGATTTACAACACAGTGTTTTATACACAAGAATACTGCTAATATTAGAAATAGATTAAAAGAACTTGGCTATTATTGTAATCCATATTTAGGTTGGCATAATCTATTTACTTGTGTATTTGGAGTTAATTCGGTTTATTCATTGGACGATTATGATACAAATGGTCTTAAAGAAATAGATGGTCTTATTGATTGCGGAACGAATGAAGAACTTTTCCTAGCTATCGCTGCATTAAGGGATGATACGGACAAGTACCAATGGTTTACGGATGGGAATAAATGGATTATGTGTCCTGCAATCAAGTTCTCTTCCTATTGGGTTTACAATGATATTGATGTTAATATAGATACCGTTCACAAGGCTACTGTAGACGAACTGATTGAACACTTTAAAATAAAGGAGGAATAATGAAAGCAAGAATAAAAAGAAAAATACAAAAAAGACCATTCCTATACAATGTAGGACAAGTCTTTAAGGCTTGTGATTGGCTTACTGAAATTCAGCGTGGAAATATAGTTTGGCATCGGTATCATTCATTCGGTACTATTACTAAACATTATGTTTAAAGGAGGTGAATAATGAATAGCGTACAGACACAAACACTTTCCATTAACGGAGATGGAGGTGGTGAAGCGTATATTGACTTTTGTGATGGACAATTATGTGTTTCTGTTCTTATAGAAGGGAAACAGGCGGATTTTCACTTTGAGCCTGTTACTCTACGAATGTTTGCCCATGCTTACAAGTTGCATTGTGAAGAATGTGAAAAGAAGAAAGGAGAATAATATGAAAGTATTAAGAGATAAAACTCCTGTCGCTCGTAAAGAGCACAGGTGCAATTTTTGCGGTGGAGTAATTTCCGTTGGAGAAAAATACAACAGACAGACCAATGTTTATGACGGTCGTGTTTATGACTGGGTATCCCACTGTGAATGTTCCGAGTTAGCCTGTGAACTTGATATGTTTGATGATTGCGATGAAGGACTTGACGATGATGGATTTATTGATAGTCTTAATCAGTATGTTTACGACAATCATTATGACGATAAAATAGATGATATTGCGAAGGATTGGCAATTACCACGTTATGAATTAGTAAAGAAAGTGTTGAATGAATTAAAAAAGCAATGTTAACTATGAATAGAATGGCATATTTCGGAACGTGTGGATGCCTAGGTCATTATTTTAAAGCTATTTCTAGAGAATTTACTCAAGAAGAGATATATGGGTTTGAACGCATAGATCAAAATGCCAAACGGAAAATGAAGTATTGAATGCCTTAAAAGATGCTCCCTTTGTGAAAACACAGTTTTATAAATTAGCAGAAATGTATAATATAGAAATACCTAAAAAGAATAATTATGGATGATGTAAAATTATCATTAAGACAAATAGAAAAAATGAAACATGCTATAGGGTTTGATCGTGGTAAAATAAAAAGAAATAGATATAATGCTTATCGTAACCGATTTGTAGCAAGTAACTCCGATAAGGACTGGGAGGAATTGGTATCTATCGGATATGCAGAAAAGCGAGAGTTTGAGATTGAAAAACAAATCGGGTACTATGTTTCCGAACTTGGGATGAAATATTTAGGGGTGTTATTTGGGTGTATAATAATAGAAAGTAAATAGTTATGACCGAAGAACTTGTGACATTAGAAACAGCAAAGTTGCTGAAAGAGAAAGGATTTAATTGGAAGTGTGAACACACAATAAGTTGCGATAATATTATTAGAAGATACGACATTCCGCAAAGTATATCATGTTGTACGGAAATAGATAACGAACCAGTTGAATTTTTATGCCCAACATTATATGTTGCCCAGAAGTGGTTGCGTGAAACTAAGAACCTGCATATCGAAATATCCTATATGTATGAAAACTATTGGACGTATGATATTCTGACAATACCTACCCATGACTTGATAGGATTGTCTGACAGACCTATTGTCCGTTATAATACCTACGAGGAAGCACTGGAAGCTGGGATACAGGAAGTATTAAAATTGATATAAAAATGAAAAAGATATCTTTCAATGATAAATTTGGATTAACACAAGCGGTGTTGGACGGTCGTAAGACAATAACTAGACGAATTGTTCCATTTACATATTGTAAAGATAAAATTCATTTGTCTAGATATAAGGTTGGTGAAGTTGTTGCCATTGCGCAAAGCTATGAAACCATATTTCATGCTGGGAATTGCCCTAATGACTTCTTTGTAGATTCATCAACAATTAACAAAAAGTATTGTGGGGCAGGATTTAAAAATAAGATGTTTGTCCGCGCTGACCTCATGATACATCATATCCGAATTACCGATATTAAGGTTGAACGTTTACAGGACATTAGCGATGAAGATTGCTTGAAAGAAGGGATATATGAAGATTCTGGTGATGATGAGTTTCCACCATCTATATTTTATGAATTTGAGGGAAACAAAGACGATGGATTTGATAATCCACGTAAAGCCTTTGCCGCCCTCATAGATAAAGTATCAGGCAAGGGTACATGGGAATCCAATCCTTATGTTTTCGTATATGAATTTAAACTGATTGATTAACAGATAGGGAGTAAATTTATGAATAATATTAATTTGAACGAACTACGGAATCGTGCTTATAAGACCGCCTGTGAGCACGGTTTCCATGATAAAGAATTGAGTAACGAACACTGCCTTTGCCTTATCGTTGGAGAGCTTATGGAAGCTGTGGAAGCGGATAGAAAGGGAAGATTAGGAAAGAAATGTAAATCACGTTTTGAAATGGACTATAATCGCTATCCTGCATTAGTGGAAGAAGAAAAGCGATTTAAGTGTTCCTTTGAAAAAAATGTAAAAGATACACTTCCAGACGAACTAAGCGATGCGGTTATACGCCTGCTTGATTTGGCTGGATTAAGAAATATATCCATTGATGATTTTCCTGAAGAAGCGATATATGGTGCATCCGAAAGTTGCGTAGGTGAAACATTTACTGAAAGCATATACGCCATATCCACATTGCCAATTCGTTATTTTTATGAATATAATTATTCTTTTGAAAGTCAGATAGGTCATATGTTATTATCAATCTTCGGGCTTGCCAAGCATATGAACATAGACCTTATATGGCATGTGGAGCAGAAGATGAGATACAATGAACTAAGACCTAAGTTGAACGGAAAAAGATATTGATTATGAAAACAATTATATTTACAATCATATGTATTATCGCCCTATTATGGGTCGGAGATCTAACAATTACATTTAAGCCGTTTTCCATCTCGCTCCCTAGCTGGCATAAGGCTTTAGGTATTATCCTGTTTATGTTGGCAATGGCGGTATATAACATTGGAGAATACGCTAAAGGGTATAAGCATGGTTTCGATGATGGGATAAAGAATGTGTTGAAATACTTAAAAAGAAATGCACTTAATGGGAAATATAGCTCTATGAAAGCTCCCAATCAGACTTTATGCCAAATTTGCGTGGCTTTCCAGCATTCTTGGCTTATTGAAAATCGTATTTGAAGCCCCCTAAATCTTTACTTTAGCGGTAGTTCACAATTTTGTGATAAGAAAAATAGAATAGTCAGTGGTGATTCTTTGGAGTTGTCGCTAATTTTTTTTAAAGAAAATTATTCGCAAAAATGCGAATGAATAAAATTAAAATGCTATCTTTGCATTAAAGAAACAAATGAGATGGTAGTAACGTTTGATAAAGAGTATCTGAAAGAATTGTATGAGTTTGGAAATGCGAATGATAAAAAGCATCGTTTTCAACCTGATATCGTACGTAGATATAAACGTTGTATAGATATAATAATCAGTGTTCCTGATGTAACTTCACTTTGTAAATACAATGGGCTGAGTTTTGAAAAATTATCAGGGGACAAAAAGGACTTTTGCTCTGTTAGAGTAAGCAATCAATATCGTATTGAATTTACAACCACAGAGGTGCAAGGTGAAGTAGTGACTACCATCTGTAATATAATTGAATTGTCTAACCATTATAAATAGAAAGTTATGATTAAAATAGATGGCGTAGACCCTAAAATGATAGCTAATAACTTAATTCCTTTTGAACCGACACACCCGGGAGAAGTATTAAAAGATGAAATTGAATTTAGGGGTATTTCTCAAAAGAAACTTGCTAAAGAGATGGGTGTGTCTTATACTGTATTAAATGAAATTCTGAATGCAAAGCGTTCACTAAATACAAAATATGCTATGCTCCTAGAAGCCGCGTTAGATTTAGATGCGGAACCTTTGCTCAAAATGCAAACATCTTATAATTTGCAAATGGCAAAAAAAGACAACAGGTTTATGGAGAGAATTAATAAGGTGCGTAAGATTGCAGCGTTATTATGATTGATGTTAGAGAATTAAGGATTGGTAATTATGTACACCTTTTTAAGAGTTTTATTATAATTTAGGCGTGATTCCATTTGGTTTCACGCCTTTTTGTACCATTCTCTAAAGTTTTTTCAAATACTTTACAGTAACTTTCTAAAGCTTACTTATATTTCTTCATCTCCGGCAAATGTTTCCTTATGTCACTAATACGTGTTGCGTCACTCGGATGCGTACTCATGATCTCTGGCACTGAACCCGATCCGCCCGCCGACATCTTCTGCCAGAATGTGACGGCCACATTCGGATTATAACCAGCCATCGTCATAAGAATAAGCCCCATATAGTCAGCCTCGGTTTCATGTTTGCGTGAGAATGGAAGCATCACACCGTATTGTGCTCCAAGACCATAGACTATATTCCCGGCTTTCTGTATGGCGGCGGACTTTCCACTGAGAGCCTCCCCCAAAATTTTCGCTCCGTATTGTGCAACCAGCTGCTGACTCATACGCTCATTGCTATGCTTGGCCACAGCGTGCGCCACTTCATGTCCGATAACTACAGCCAGTTCGTCATCAGAGGAAACCAGATTCATCAGTCCCTCATACACAACGATTTTGCCTCCCGGCATACAGAAAGCGTTCACCTGATTATCCTTAACCAGATTGAATTCCCATGAGAAGTTCCTCACCTCACCGGACATTCCATTATTTTCCAAGTATTGTTCCGTGGCAGCGGCTATTTTCTTTCCGACACGTGTCACCATCGCTTTCTTCGTCGCGTTACTTGATATCGGTGCCGACTTGATATATTCCGAATACTGGGTCAGACTTGATGAAAGCACTTCGGAGTCGGATACAAGCAGCATCTGTTTCCTGCCTGTCAAAGGAACACTTCCACAACCGTATAACAGAAGCACGGTTGCAAATAAAGTCACAATTTTTTTCATGCACCTATAATTTTAAAAGTATGAACAAAGTTAACGATTATTTTCTAATTGTGATAAGTCGATATATGAAAAAGCATTGCACATATCATTGGACGGTATTCATACAAAGCGCGACTGAAATGAACATGTCAATATCCAACTTTAAGTTAAATCAAGTTTAACTCACTGTTAATCAGATGATTACATTTGCACACATCGCTAATAATCAGTATCTTAGCTATATAAAAGAAACCAATATTACTAACAATTAAAACATAGAAGATATGAAAGCAACAGATATTAAAATGTACATCAGTACATTGTCTATTATCAAAAAAGGTCAAGAAATTGAATGTGGTGACTTTTTAGGTGGTAGAAAGGTAAATGCCAATCAAGAAGATGCCTTGAATAGCATGAAAAATGCTGTATATATGTATTTGTTTGCATCTATCATGAAGAAGGATAAAGGTTACAAAACAATGGCATTCACAATAACCGCTTGCAATTCTGCTATTTATGATAACAGCATGAAGACAGAGGTTGTATGTAAGGTTGGTTATAAAGAAATGATACAGCTTATCAAAGATGGGTATAGAAGTCCACTATTTGATACTCGCAAGCTGAAATCATTGGTAGATATGAGACTTAAAGAGCTAAAGATAGCATAATAACCAGCAGGGCGAAAGCCCTGCGCAACAAAAAAGAATATGACCAAGAAAGAATTAATTGCAGCACTTGCAAATGTAAATGATGACGCGGTGGTATTGTTTGGCACGAAAGAAATTCAGTTTTTCGGTGCATTTGCTACACAGGTATATATTAACTGGGATAGTAATGAGGTTCTTATAGCCAATAAGCACACAGATGCCACAACACCAGTTTACTGCGAGTTATTACATGAGGATAAAACGCATTAACATAAATCGGCATGGCGAAAGCCCTGCGCAATATAGAAGAATATGAAAGAAAATATATTTTTAAAAGCAGTTATAGAAAAACCGTTATTGAATAATGAACCAGAAGTTTTACACCTTTTCGTTCAAATAATCAATGAAATAACTTCTTGTATGTCAGAAGACGAGTTAAGAGGCTGTATGAACTCTTTAATAGTAAGATACCCTTATTTTAAACTGTTTTTCGATTATGGTTTCGGACATAATCATATGTGGGTGAAAGCATCAGGTTCTTTAGAAAGATTGATATTGGTTGAGTTCTAATCCGGTAGCTTTCGGGCTACCATAATATATACGATTATGAAAGAGTATGATAAATCAATAATTAACTGCAAGCGAATAGTACGTAACCCGTGCGGGCCAGACGAATACGAAGTGACAATTAAACCTCATGGCGAACCTGAACAAGTGATATATACACTTGCTGGTCCTTTTGAAAGCGATGAAGCAATTTGTGACAGAATTTATCGTCAGTGGTTAAAAGAACAAATATAATAATCCGGTAGCCTTCGGGCTACCACAATACACACGATTATGAAAGCAGATTTAGTTTTAGTTATCAGCCCTGAAGTTCCACTGATGAAGCAATTGGGCAAAGTATTGGGTAAGATGGTAACCCCTTATGACTTCTCTACTATAGAGAGGGGTGAAAAGTACATCACCATACAGCATGATGAAACTGGGCTTGTAGTGGCTTATACGAGTGAAGAAAAATTGAATGTGAAACATTAAATATTGATTATAAATGAAAGGTAATTGTACGTTAGAACTTGATGTAGACAGTGTGGTATTGAATAATGCAATGTCTAAAGCTGTCAGTGATGCTGTAAAAAGCCTCAATATTGAGCAGATAGTAAATGCAGAAGTAACAAGAAGAATAGGCAAAAGCGTAAGCAAATCAATACAAGACGGCACATTTGTTAGAGCAGTTGCAAAGAATGTAGCCAAAGAATTTGATGCAAATATCATTGTGTCCCTTCTTGATATTGAAGAGCTGAAAACTATGGTTGCAGAAAAAATCAGTCAGAAAATAATTAGTAAAATGGAAATTTAATTATGAACTCAATAAATGTAAACGGTTGCAGCGTATGTCAACCCGGTAAAGAAAATTACACCACCTACAACACCAGGTTGAGAGGTAAAAGAGTGAGAATGTACCAGTACGACTACCGTACTGAAAGTGGTGAATTCTTTGCTTGTTGTGCGCCTACCTTAGAGGCGTGTAGAGAAAGACGGGACAAATGGTTGGACGCTAAAAATAAATCAGTATGTTGACAATAGAAATACCAAAATCAAATAGAAGAAAATCCGAGGAAGACGCACTTGCATCTTTCATCCTCTCGGAAATCAAAGAGAAAGGTGAATGTGTTTACTTTCATTATGGCGTAGGATGGGGAAATAACTGGCCTCATTGTTGGGCAAAAAATACTGGAAGTGATGCTAAAGACAGACACCAAATTTCGGAGTTGGCGCACGATAATGTCATAAGAGCATTTATAGACAAAGGCTATTCTGTCGAGTATAGAAGTGAAATAGCTGCCGGAAGATATGTGATTATTAGAGGATGAATTACAATGGAAACGAAAGTAACTAAAGATGGCTTTGTTTGGTTGGTAGTACCAGACAATTATGCAATGGAGATGTGGAAAGCCAACCTCGCCACATTGTATGTACTGCATAATGATGACAGTGAAACAATGGTAGAAACGGATCTGCAAATGGCTGATGCTATACATGACGGAGAGCGAATTGGCATTGAGGTTGGATTCATCAAAGGCCTGCTCCCGGCCTGTCCCCAATGCGGCAGTAGGCTGGTGCCAAGTAGAAACCCTGAATATGAATGGGAGTGTTTAGAGTGTGATGAAGATTTTAAAACGTGTGAGTTATGATACAACAAGAACTGAATAACATATCAACCTACGTGGTTGGCGATTTTATTATTAAAGTGATAGATGCTCATAATGTAAGAATAACAACAGATAGAGGAACTGTGTTGGTTTGCCCTAGATCGGACAACTCTATAATTGTAAAATCATCAAAAGCATTAGAGAATGAAAGCAAGGATTTGAAAATTTATAAGGAGGAACCAAAATGATAGCAAATAATACAACCCTATCTGATTTTAAGAAAATATCCGGCATGAATGGACGAATTTACAATTTTTGTTCGCAAGCCGGAATTAAGACTTTTGACGATTTTATGTCTTTTGTTCCAAGTACTTATTGTGGAAATATGACGTATCGCACTATTGCTGAAATAACAGAGCTTCAATACGAATATAAAGGAGAATGGGAACGCGCAAGCGCTGACAATAGAGATATTGATTGGGAGCAACGTAGGTATGAGATAGCAAAGGAACTTATGAAAGGCTTTGCTTCCAATCCGCATGATCAGTGTGCGGATGCAAGTTGCGAAACGTTAGCCCAGTGGAGCATTAGCGGTGCTGATGCTCTTATTACAGAATTAAAGAAGGAAGTAAACAATGACACAGAAGCAAGCATTTAAGCAGTTGGAGGAATACTGCAAGGCAAACAATATGCACTTGACAAGTTCCTCATTCACCCGAAACGCTTATGCAATCGTGATACACGATACAGTTCCAACTGGCAACAGGGTATGTGAAAACGGAGTACCATGTCACCGTTTAAGCGGTTATCATACGCCAAAAGAGCTTTTGATATGGCTTGACGGTTATCACGCTGGAATACAGAAAGGAGGCGCGAAATGAAAAAGTACAAAATAAAAGTAATAGAAACCCTCTCCAAAGTGGTAGAGGTGGAAGCTGAAGATTATGTCTCCGCTTTCGAGAAAGTTGAAGACATGGTAAACTGTGAAGATATCATTCTCACAGCAGATGATTTTGAAGGTCGTGAATTTTATCCTGAGGTAGATTATGAAAATTAATGTAAATGTAAAAATATCTCCTGTTGATGTAAGAAATGCAGCAATACGAGCAGCTAAAGACTACTGCGAATTAATGAACAGTAATAGAAAATACAGGGATTGTACTGGAAGTTTACGCCATTCATATACATACTCCATCAAGAATGATATGCTGATCGTAGCCTGCGGATTAAACATTATTTATTCAGTCGCCTTGCCAGTTGTTGATTATGGAAACGAAAACAAGTAAAGCCACTTCCCTACTCCGCTCTGGAAATTTGAAAGAAGCGTTATCCATCTTCCGCACCTTCCGCATCGGATTCACCAAAGAAGAACGCAGAACACTGCAAATTGCAAGTGAAAGTCTTGCCGGAAATGGGAACTTCTACCAACAGTTAGGAATCGATACGGATTACATGATAAGCAAATCGGTTGAGATAATCACAGAAAAGTATTTGAGCAATGAAAAAGTTTAATGAGAAATAAGATATAAAGCTTGTCTTATTATAACTAATTAGTTATATTTGCATCATGAGAAAAGAATTAGGAAAATGGCTGATGGATATAGCCAAGTATATAACCACCGCAGTTGTGTTGACATCCATCTTCGGGGATGTGCAGGAAAAATGGATAATATATCTTGGAGGTTCGTTGGCAATAGTAATCACACTATTGGCAGGTCTTTGGCTTGTCAATGACAAAAAGAAAGGATGATAAAATGGGAGCATTGATTATGTTCGGGCTTGTATCGGTCATAGCCATTGTCGGCGTGATTTATTTCAACCATAAAGATAAAAAAAATATACGAGAAAGCACATAAAATACTTTCAAATGTTTAGTTTATCGTTATGAAGTTAGATGAAAAGAAATTGGCAAAGCTCAAGGCAACCAACCAGCAACTTAATGAGAAATATGGGGAACATGGTACAGATACTCGTGAGAAGTTCAATGAGAAGTCGATGGCATGGTATTATGGTGATATACTTCGTGAACGCCGCAAGGAGCTAAAATTGACCCAGAAGCAGTTGGCGCAGAAAGTTGGTAAGGAACAGAGCTATATCGCCCGTGTGGAAAAAGGGGAGGCAGACATACAATTATCGAGCTTCTTTCGCATCGCTCGTGCGCTAGGTATCGAGTTTACGCCTACATTTGTTTGAAGTTAATTTTATTGTTCTCATATTCATAGAACATTTGTTTGCATTAAGGCAGGATGGAGAAATCTGTTCTGCCTTTTTTGTATCTGTAAGTAAAAGTTAAATCTTTGTTTTTCTGTATTTTACGATGAAAACAAAAGGTATAAACCATTGTAAATCAATTATTTATTTGTATCTTTACAATATCAAAATAACACCTATTAATAACAAGTAAAAGTCAAGAGCAATGAAAACAGAAGAACTTATCAGATACTACAAAGCAAACATTGAAGCTATTGAAAAAGGATTGAACAACGACTCTCTTTCAGCAGATAAAAAATTCAGATTGGGATATACACAACAGGCGTTGGACGGATATAAGTCTGCTTTACAAGAACTTCTTGGAAATAATAACGACTAATAATAGAAGAGAGCAAATGAGCAAAGTAACAGAACTAACAAAAGAGCTTCAAAGAGTAATGTATTCCACAACATATTCATTTGAGATTGATACCGAAGATTATGTTTTCGGATTCAAAAACACAATAAAGAAGCGTACAAAAAGTTTAGCCAAGGCAAGCAAGATAAAAGTGAAGTTAACCAATGATTGTGGTCGGTTCTTGTCAGAAACGGTGAGAGTTGTTGCTGTACGCTTCTACAAGAATGGAGAGCTTGCCAAAGAATTGAAAACAGAAGAGATATCTGCAATGTATAACGGATAAATCATAGAGCAATGAAAGAAAAAATAGCTATTTGCAAATCTCCATCAGGGACAACATACGGATACATCTATAAGAAAGATGGTTGCTTCGGATATTATATGTGTGGTTCATCAATACCCGAAAAGATTGGAAGTTTAGAAGATGTTGAGAATTACGTGAAAACAGATTGGGAACTAAATGTCAAAAGAATGGCAAAGTATAGAAATTTATAAACAATAAGAGCAATGAACACTTATCACAAATTCTGTCCAAATGTATTTTTGGCAAAGTGCGATGAAAAGCACGAAAAAGGAGAAGTTATTGAGGTTACAACCAAGTACGGCAAAGAAAATGAAAGCATCGTTTTTAATTTAATTTTCGAGAAAGATGGTTTCTATTATTACTCTATCGTTCGGGCTGACGGATTTAATGTACAGGAATGGGCGAAGCAAAGAGCGGAACGCAGGCATGATTGGGCATCATTGGCTGCACAAAAGAGTAATGAGTATTTCAATCGCTCGAACAAAGATAGAGATTTCCTTTCCTTAGGCGAACCAATCAAAGTCGGACATCATAGTGAAAAGCGGCACAGGAAGATGATAGAAGATTCCTGGAACAATATGGGCAAAAGTGCTGAGCTCAGCGACAAGGCTGCCGAACATGAAAGAGTAGCCAAGTATTGGGAAAAACGTGCTGAAACGATCAATCTTTCAATGCCTGAAAGTATCGATTTCTACGAACATAAGCTGGAACAAGCTAAAGAATTCCATGAAGGTGTGAAGTCCGGCAAATACCCACGAGAACACGCCTACACTCTTACTTATGCCAAGAAAGCCGTAAATGAGGCACAGAAGAATTATGAACTTGCACTAAAGTTGTGGGGAGATGAAGAATAAAGTATACGTTTTGTTTCAAACTGATATTTGGAAAACAAAATCAAGTAGAGTGTGTTTCGGTGTATTTCTTTATGAAAATGCTGCTATTGATGCTGCCAAAGAAAATGGTTTATATACCAATGAAAGTGAAGTTGATATTATAGAATGTGAACTTGGAAAATTTGAGGAATTATGAAAACGATAGTAAAAGTCTATCTGAAAGACGAGCATGGCAATGAAGACTGGTTCGTTACCCCCATTAACCTCCCGGAACAAGAAGCGCACGAAAACTATATAGGTAAACGCTTCAATATAGGAATAGATACAGACCATATGATGAAATGTTGGAAGGTTGAGACCTTGAGAGTAGAAAAATAGTATTTTTGTCCAGTTTTATTTGAAAGACAAATAAAATATTGTATTTTTGAGGCAGAAATAAGAGAAAACAGCTAAATTGAAGGAATGACAGAAATGGGATTGTTAAGTAGCCGCCTGTCAGCGGTGAAAAAGGATGGACGTAAACAGTCTGACAGCGTGGAATATCATCCGATTGCAAGTTCAAGTCTTGCTTCCTTCAATTAGCTAACAAGGGAATTTAGCAAAGTTGGTCTATGCGTCGGACTGAAAATCCGAAGAACAAGGTTCGAATCCTTGAGTTCCCGCAACCCTTAGTAGTAGTCAAGCGAAAACAAGGACAAAAAGGCTTATGTAATTTACGGGGTGATGGAAATTGCCATCTGACACGACTGAAAGAAGCCGAAAAATTGCATGAGTGCTCTTGCGAGTAGCTTGAAAAATGATTGAGTTTGTGTTTAAGCCTGTCGGGAATATGCCCGGCAGGCATTTACGCAGAAAATGTATGAAGTTGTACATAACCTGGAAAATATGGAAGTAACAATAAGGCCTCAAAGAATATCCGACGCAGAACATAGCTGGAGGATGCGTAAGGATAAGGATATATGGAAGTACGCTATTTGCGAAAGCCCCTACTCTCCCCTATCCCTTGAATCAGAAAACAACTTTTATAGAGAACAGTCAGAAAGTGATGAGTGTATACGCTTTGCTGTTCTGGCAGACGGCATATATGTCGGCAATGTTTTCATAGATAGAATAGATGAATCAGCATACAGATTTGGAGAACTTCACACTCATATCCTTAACAAAGCCTTTTGGGGTAAAGGCATAGGCTATGAATGTAACCGGCTTATCCTTGAATATGCTTTCCGCATCGCTAAAATGAATGGGGTTTACCAATATATCAATCCCTGTAATACCGCTGCATGGAAGAATGCCTTGAAACTCGGATTTAATGATATCGGTACTTCCTCTGTCAGGCCTAACGTACATATATTCACTATAAAAAAAGAGCAATGGATAAAAGAATAGAAATTATAGAACTGCCTGTGTCCGAACTTAAGACAGAGTTTGGGAATCCCCGTAAACCATTAAAGAAGAAGGCCAAGGAGAAGCTGAAGGAGTCACTTGACAACCTTGGCGATTTCGGCGTTATCGTCATTGACGAACACAACAATATCATATCCGGACACCAACGTGTTTCCATTCTTATGGAGAATCCTGACACTCAAGTTTTGTGCAAACGCCTTATTGGTTACAGTGAATCAGAATTAAAGGCTATTAATATCAAAGCGAACACACATGCCGGCGAATGGGATATGGACAAGCTGGCTGAATGGACCGCAGACTTGAAAATCGATTTGAGCCTTGACCTTGAAAATCTGAATGTCAAAGAAACAAAGATCAAGGATATGGAACTGATACGCTATGAAAAATACGATTATGTGATGATTGTATGTCGTAACGAGATAGACCATCTGAATCTGACCCGTGCTCTTGGAATTGACGACAAGAAAGTTCTTGTATCCAGAAACGCCACCAGGGAGCGTAAGATTAAAGCACGTGCCGTATGGTACGATGATATAAAAGCCCAGATTATGCCTAAAAAAGAAAAAGAACAATGAAAAATTTCAATGTACTGCTTACGTGCTGCTCCATCCACGTAAAGGAAGTGATAGATTGTTTGAAAAACAATGAAGACGGAGTTGATATAAAAGTGTATGTCGCAAATTCTGTTGCGGCCAACCTCCCGCCTGCTGAACTGTCAGACGGTAATTTTGTGGTTCCGCCCGTTTCCGCTCCAAATTATGTTGAAACACTCATATCCTTATGCAAGGAATATAATGTTTCAATCATCATGCCTACAGCGACATTGGAGTTGGAAATAATGGCTCGCGCTAAAGATAAGTTTGAGCAAAACGGTATTCTTGTATCTGTTTCTTCTATTGACAGTCTTCTGGTTGCCAACAATAAGATTGCTCTTTATAGTTGTTATGCCGGCTTAATGCCCAAACAGATCATTCCTGAGAGTGTTTCCGATGTGGATGCTTTCGCCTCTATGTTCAAGTACAAAAACAGCTCTATCTGTTGTAAAGTGGATAGTCTGTGCGGCGGTAAAGGCTTCGCCGTTGTGGATGACAAGAAGTGCAATGACACCTCTCTATTCAACAAGTTCGGAGAAAACAGATACATATCCTTGCTTGATTTGAAATCCATCGTTGACAATGGTAAAAATAAGGTTATCCTTCAGCAGAGAATCGAAGGACTGGATTACACCGTTAGTGCGCTTGCAGACAAAGGAATAGTTACTCATATCTGCGGTTATGTTGGCTACATGATGGCTTTCGGCTCCATTATGTATGGAGAAATCCAGTCCAACGACATGGCGTATGATATTGTCAGCAAGATTGTGAGAGAACTTGAACTTGATGGTAATGTGGCTTTTGACTTCATTCTGAAGAAGGACGGCAAGGTGGTGCTGCTTGAAATAAACCCGCGCATCAATGCCTCTCTCCCGTTTGTACGTCATGCAGGTTGCAATATGGTTTATTTGCGATGCAAACAATTACTTGGTTATGAAATTCCATCCACATATGAACTAAATTATGGATTAAAGATGAAAAAGTTCTATGACACCCGGTATTACGTTTAACATATACGTCATGTCATATCAGCGACCTCATAAAATAATGACTAAGAATTGCCTTGAATACTGTACTTATGTCGTTAGGGAAGAAGAAGCTGATGCTTATAGAAATGCCGGCATAGATGATATGCTTGTCATTCCTAAGGATGCCACGCTTGAATGTGGCGGCAAGGTACATAGTTTCATGTCAACGCTATATTGGATAATTGAAAACACACCGGAGGATGTGATATTTGTTGCCGATGATGATATAAAGCGTTTCTGTTATCGACTTGACAATTATACTGCCATCACAGCAGAAAACTACCCTGACTGGAAAGAACGCACATGTGATGAAATACTCCGTATCGGCCAGCTACTTTACGATTTAAATCTTGGGCTTGCTTTTGATAATCCACAAATGGCTTTGTATGTGTATGACAAGGAATTTTGTTTTAAGGGAATGCCCGGTCATGTAAGATGGATAAACAAGAAAGCACTCAAGGCCAGATATGATCTGAAAGACCCGGCGATATCCGATGTTGATATGATGTTACAGGAACTGCTTATGAACAGAGTTGTACTCCTGCCTAAATATTTTCACAGCTACGGTATCCAAGCTTCCAATGAAGGAGGAACCACCATTGATTCCAGAAAGAACTACGAATATAGATGTGCAATGAAAAATAAATGGGGAAAGTATTATGAATTTGACTTTAGAAAAAATACAGCAAAGATTAATGTCAAGCGATGATTTGAAAACACCTCTATACATTGCAGACAAAAATGACTTCAAACGGAATATCACCGATTTTGTAGCCGCTTTCAGAAAATACTACCCAAACTATAATATCGGGTACAGTTTCAAGACGAATTACTGCAAAGAATTCATCAATGTGGTAAAAGAAATCGGTGGATATGCAGAAGTTGTTTCTCCCAAAGAGTATCAGCTTGCACGGAACTATGGATTTGATGACAGCCGGATTATATACAATGGAGTTATCCCTGATTTGGGCAATAAGATACGATGTGCTAATCATGGTGGAATAGTGAACGTTGATAATGTAGGTGAGCTTGGTTCACTTATCGGAATATACACCTCACCGCTTGCAATTGGAGTGCGTCTAAATTTTGATATTGGGAATGGCATAGTTTCAAGATTTGGAATTGATGTTGATAGCAAAAGTTATCAAGAAATCATAGAACTACAACGAAGAGGATTGATAAAAGTCAAATGTGTTCATTGTCATATTTCTTATGCTCGTGGACTGTCGTATTTCAAGAAGCGTGCCGAAATGATGGCTCGATATGCAAAAGAACTTAGAGCCAATATAGTTGATATTGGCGGCAACATGTTCGGTCGCATGGATGACAGTTTAAAAGCTCAATATGGAGAATATATACCATTGTATGAGGAGTATGCCAAAACTATTGGTGAAGTCTTTGCAAGAGAGTTCCCTGATGGAGAAGTGCAGCTTATCACCGAGAATGGCACACCGATAGTTTCCACTTCCATGTCTCTACTTACAACCATTATCGGCAAGAAAGTTATCAGAGGAAAAACAATGCTCGTTGTGGATTGCAAGCGTGATGATGTCGGTTTTGTCTGCCATACGAAAAATCCACCTTGCAATGTGCTTTCAAACGATAGCGATTACGTCGAACACGCTACCATTTACGGATGTACCTGTATTGAGAATGATATTATCCATCGTGATTATTCCGGTCCAACTAATATTGGTGATAAGATTCTTATTTCTAATGTTGGAGCTTATGGTTGTAATGTTGCCAATGACTTTATAACACATAAACCAAAATGTATTTGCATTGATGATATATAAGCCGTTAATCATTGTTTAACTCATTGTTAATCAGATATTTAAATTTTAATATCTCACTATAAATCAGTATCTTAGCATTATAAAAGAAAAGCAAAGTAATAATTTAAAATAAGAGATAGACAATGAAAGCAACAAAGTACATTAATTCAAAAGGTTTGCCAAAAGGTGCATTTATTTACAAAATAAAGAAAGATGGAACGAAATCTGCTCGCCCTACATTTCATCAGTTTTGTGGAACTGAAAAAACGGCAGAGGAAATGATAGCAAGATTGATTAAATTGAATCCAAATTCAAAATTTGAAATCGCATAATAGATTGAGATATGGCAAATGCACTATACACAAAAAACGGTCACAATATGTTTGAGGTTTCATCCCTCATTCAGAAGGCAATACGCAGGAGCAACAAAGACTATGCCTGCTATGCTGCTAACGAGTTGGCACCACGATTTAGAAAATATCTGTGGAAGCGATTACTCTGTGTTTCAGCAGAGGATTGTTATGACCTTGTTACGAATAAGATTGTAGCACTCAAACAGGCTGATGACGCACAAAGCTGGCAGGACAAATCACCTCTATTCATTGAAAAGGCTCTCGGCATTCTTCTTGCCACAAGAAAGAATCGTGATGCTGATTATTTCGCCTGTAACCTGCTTAATTCAAGAGACAGGATAGAATTGCCAAAGGATGAATATGTCGGAAGTAATGCCGGATGTTACACCAAAAATGGGCATGACATGTTTTTAGTTGCCGGATTATTGGAACGTGCCATAATCGGCAAAGACGATATCAGAGCCGGTTATCTGGCCAATGAGTTAATGGTAAGGTATCGGGAGTTCCTTTGGAAACGGCTTATTATGATAGCAGGTAATCTCAACTATCAGGCTATTACCACTGAAATTGTCGCATTGAAGAAAGCAGACGATATGCAACCCGGTAGTTCACCTAAATCATCCATTTTCGTAGCAAAGGCTGTTACCGTACTTCTGAAAGTTGTAAAATACGGATATTGCGGTTTCTATGCAAATGATTTCCCTTATCCTGTCACATGTTTGAAAGACTATGACAACAGATACATGTCAATACCTGATTATGTATTTGACTGCCATACCCATAAAGGGAAGCAAAGAGGAAAGACCAAAAAAGAATTTATCAATGCCGAACAATCCGCATTAACCCCTTACAAAGAAGGTGAATACGACCAATGTGGTTGGGACAGATTTTTCTATCTGGAGAAGAACGGATTCTATGACAAGGATCATATAACTCCGAGGCCGGATGAGAAAAAAATGAAAGAGATTGAGGACGGATGCGTACAGCAGTCCTTGTTTGATTGAATGTTTTAATTGATAACTAGTGTATATCCGATGCGTCTTTGGTGAAAAGCCGAAGACGTATCGGCATGTAAAGTTATAAAATTATGGGAAAGAAGGAAAGACAAGAATTATTTTTGAAACATTTCCGTGAAAGTCATGGAATTGTTTCGTATGCCTGCCAGAAAGTAGGTATAACGAGAGCCTGTTATTACAAATGGCGGGACAGTGACCTTAAGTTCAAGGAACGTGCTGAGGAAGTAGAAGAAGAAACCATTGATGTAGTCGAATCTAAATTGCTTTCCGCAATCAATAATGATGATTTAACTGCGATTATCTTTTATTTGAAAACAAAAGGGAAAAAACGTGGTTATGTTGAGCGTGTCGAACAGGATGTAAATGTCAATCCATTCGAAAGTTTGATAAAAGAATTGCCGGACAAAATAGAAGAATAATGGATCTGAGCGATAAGGCAGCCTTGTATATGCAGGCGTGGAGAGACGATTGGTGCAAGTTCTGTTCCGATGTGCTGAAAGCGCGTTTGGATAAAGAACAGCAGGATATTATTCACTCGGTTCAATACAACCGAATGACCGCTGTAGCCTCCGGAACTGCCCGTGGCAAGGATTTCTGTGCCGCTTGTGCCGCTATGTGCTTTATGTATCTTACTCCACGCTGGGTTAACGGAAGATTGGTAAAGAATACCAAAATTGCAATGACAGCTCCGTCCGGTCGCCAAGTAAAAGATATTATGATACCGGAAGTTTCCAGGCTATTCCGGAATGCTGGTTTCCTGCCTGGACGTTTATTGTCTTCAGGAATCAGAACCAACTACGAAGAATGGTTTCTAACGGGGTTCAAGAGTTCTGACGACAATATGGAAGCATGGTCTGGATTCCATGCCGTAAACACATTGTTTGTTGTTACGGAAGCCTCCGGTATATCAGAAGTTATCTACAATGCCATTGAAGGTAATTTGCAGGGAAATTCCCGTTTGCTAATAGTGTTCAACCCTAACGTGACCACAGGATATGCTGCACGTGCCATGAAGTCTGACCGTTTTGCCAAATTCAGGTTAAGTTCCCTTAATGCTGAGAATGTTGTAAGCAAGAAAATAGTTATTCCTGGTCAAGTTGATTATGAATGGGTGAAAGACAAAGTGGAAAACTGGTGCTCACCTATCCAGCAAGCTGACTTCAACAAAGGTGAAGGGGACTTCAAATGGGAAGACGGTCTATATCGGCCGAATGACTTGTTCCGTGTGAAAGTGCTCGGTATGTTCCCTAAAGTGGCGGAAGATGTGCTTATCCCCTACGAATGGATTGAAATCGCCAACGAGAATTGGAGGAAACTGCAAGAAAATGATTTTGTTCCAAAGAAAAGCTGCAAGCTTGGTGTCGATGTTGCCGGCATGGGACGTGATGACAGTGTGCTGTGTCTAAGATATGGCAACTATGTCAGTGAGTTTGAAGCGCACCAGTCTGCTGGAACGGCAGACCACATGCACGTAGCCGGAATGATAACCAGATATCTTGACAAGAAGGGTGCGAAAGCATTTATTGATACTATCGGCGAAGGAGCAGGAGTGTTATCTCGGTTGCAGGAACTTGGGTACCAAAATGTGTATTCTTGTAAGTTCTCCGAGAGCGCACGTGGGCTGCATGATATAACAGGCGAATACACCTTCGCCAACATGAGGGCTTATCTGTTTTGGGCGGTACGTGACTGGCTTAATCCCAAAAATGGGTTTGGTGCCGCTCTCCCACCCTGTGACAAACTAATGGAAGAAGCAACGGAAACACATTGGGGATTTATGAGTAATGGAAATATTTATATAGAAAAGAAAGAGGAAATTAAAAAACGTATCAAACGTTCTCCCGACTGGTTCGACTCGCTCGCCAATACATTCTATTGCAATTATTATGCAACATTAAATGAAGAAGAAATTTTTCGCAATCTTTTATAGTTTGCAGTGCGATACTGCTTGAGAAAGGGCAGATCAAGAAACAAACTTAAAACTGTTTTCTGCTTTTAAGCATAATGAACACAGTGAGCTACTGCCAAACCAAACGTTCAGCAGTAGCTCATATGCTAAATTATTGCACATCGCGCACACAAAGGCAACCGCCCATACCCGTTGTTCCCTGTCCTAAATCAGTACCTTGATCTCTCGTCCAAAGCATCTGCATTTGCTTTCCCTTGGTATTATACATAAATCCATATTGAGTCCACTTCGTTGAAGAGAAAGAGGTACGGCAATGGAGAATTTCATATTTATCGCCACTATACCCCCAATTATGTCCAAACAAACCACCACTACATCCATAATTTGCATAGTGATATATCTCATTATCCATATCATAATCCATATAATTTGGCATGGCGACCACCATCAGCGCCAATTCCCGTTGATTCGGAAGACGCCATACAGCATTGCTTATGGACGCTTCCCCATCTCCCGGGTACTGTGAGGCAATAGTGGTTACAGCTTCTTTTGCTTCGGTTGCACTCATTGTCTGTAGTTGACTGTATTCTTGTGTTTCACTCCCCTCCATTAAGTGTCCTCCACAAGAAGCTGTTTGTGTTTTTACATACGGATGCTTTGCCACTTGGAATTTCTTGTAAGGGCGGTTGATTACACTTCGTTCGTGATGAGGAGCCAATTCACGATAACTGAAGGAGCGCAGTGCGTTATCGGTCAGAAATACTTCGATGGTACGGGTACTTTTATCATACTGATAATATGGCTGGGCAGGTGTTTCATAACTTGTGTTAGAAGGTGTTGCTCCTAAGTTTCGTACAGCACGGACATAGCCACCATTCTGAGCAGCGTAGTCACTACCAAAAGTACAACCTTCCTCTGCCCAAATCACTCTGTCAATTCCATTATCCCCATATGTGCTGGTAAAAATAGGATAAAGACTCTGACTATTATTACTTGGACGCTCCATCCCCTCTGTTGAATATGGATACAACGCTGCCTTGGCAGGCAAAGCCGGTTCACCAATCCATAACCCTAACATCTGGTCACGTGCCGGAGTGTACCAACGGAGTTCATCGTCTGTAATTGTACCGTCTCCGTTAAAATCCCGATTACGGGTCAGGCAAGCCAAGCAAGCCCACCCTGTAGTTAAACGTTCCTTTCCGGCTTCAAGTTTGGAATCTGTGTCGTCTAATAGAAAGCCATTCTTAGCCCAATTTACAGCACCTGTATTGTTTCCTATTTCAGTTATAGTATTCCCTCTTCCGTTTTTTGCATCAGAACTTTCTCCTGCAGGCGATCCATAAGGCAATCCTCCAATCTCATCGGTAAGCTCTACGCCATATTTTGCTACAGTCTGATTTTCCAAGTCATAGAAGCAGGCAATGGAGTGCTGTTGCAGTACATACACGGCAGTGGCGACGGCACTCTGTTTGTCTGCGCTGTATTGGAGGTCACTACCTAAACTGAAAGTACGGTCTTCCGCATTGATAAAGTCGCTTAATGCAATCGATGAACCATCAACCGGATTAGTTATATAATAGTATTCATCCACAAAGCAGGTATAATAATCATTTCCCGTTTGATTCTCGCAGGCATTATCCAAGGCGGCAAATACATCCATTCTGCCATTTCCACCATAGCGTGCCAAAGAACCTTTACCATCCTGTTTTTTAAACTCTATCCATTGAAGAAGTTTTTTGGCTTCTTCGATAGAGGCTGGTTGATTCTTATGGTTTGAATCTAACTTTTGAGTGGATGGCAGGTACTTGCAGCTGACATTGCCAAATGGTGTCTTGGCATAGATATAGACACCTTCGCTGATCTTGTTCTTCATCAGTTTCATCTCCACCTGCTCATAGTGCGCATCTAACTGTACACGTGCACCACCTTCAAAGACAATACCTTCTACGGCAGGATTCTTTTCCTGAGGATTACTTGTACCATCTTCCCCCTTCACCTCTACCACAATATCATTCACGCCATTTACAGTGACCGTATATTGATAATGGTAATCGCGGCGTAGGCTGAACTCTTTGAATTTATTATTACTGAAATCACCCAAATGCAGAATATACTTGGTCTCGGCAGAGATATTATTCCCCTCGAACTTACCTGTGATCTCCACGTAGGTAGACTTTTCCGGGGCATTTTCAAATTGATAATGTCCCTCATGTCCCTCTTGAGAAGGGGTGTTTTCATATAGGTTCTCTCCATTATCATCCTTTCTCACCCGGTCACGGTCAGCAAATTCCCACTCTGTCTTATCACCGGTGTACTCCCGAATATTTTCGGGTAGATAGACCGTAAAGCTGCTCGGTGTCTGTGCATCGAAAGTCACCGTTTCCGTATCTATCATATTTAAATTATCATATCCTGCCCAACTGTCTTCAGCAGGTGAAACATACTCCGCACAATGACAGAACTTATAGCTTATAGGGGTAAAAGTTACATTCGTTCCACTCTTGAACTCCATCGACACTTTACACATCAAGCGTTTCAAGACGAAAGAGTTATCTTGATTTACAGCAGGATGTTCACCCGTCTGTTGCGAAATGAAATACTCGTTTTCATCATTTTCTTTCTTATAGGTAATAATTCCTTTTCCGGAGTTACTCTCATCTTCTTTGATTGTACACGCACCGGTACGGTTGTTTACTGAACCGACAAGTGGAAGATAACCGTCCACAGTAAACATATTACCGTTCCATTTCGGAGTCACCTTTTCCAAGAAATCCTGACGGTTTGCCAACTTACTTTCACCTATTTCAGGAAAGAAATCGATAAAGGAACCTTGGGCATTCCCGATCAGGTAAATATATACGTCACCGACAGGCATATAGAACTTGAAGTGTCCGCAAGTTGCATCATTTGCATCCGGTATCCACCCCCCTGTACTTCCTTCCAATGAAGTAAGCGGTGATTCAAAAAACTGGTACGCCAGTCGCTTGTCATTGCTCGGATCTCCACCGTTATTCTCATAAACGAAAACCATGATACCCGACAGTTGGGAATCCTTACCCTGCTGATCGGTCGCTCTAGCGGAACGGGTTACCACATGAGATGTGATTCCCTTACTCAGACTGAAGGGGATCTCCACCTCCACCATATGGTTCATGTCTACACCGTTTGCACCCTGCCCTTCCATCAACATATCGTCGGAACAGGCACTAAACACCCATAGGAGGGCGAAACAGACAGCTATACTTGCTATTTTTGAAATCTTATCCATAGTGCGTTGTTATATTCAATTAAACTCAATAGAACCTCCGCCCTCTTGCCATTCCTGAATCATCCAATGCGGAGTGAGGGTAATATGCCCATCCAATGTAACGACCGAATAGATGCTGAGACAGTCGTTGGCTTTCACTGCGGGCAGGGGCAAATAGAATCTCTCACCCTTGTGCAGCTCTACACCCGTTTGATCGACTCCATGCTGGTGAACCAAGATCTTTAGATAATAGCCTTTACCGACCGGTTTTGTCGCAGAAACAACCACATCCTCTCTAAGCTGACCGGTAGATATATTGGGGTTGGCAAAGAGATAGAATGACTTTTGAGGCAAATGCTCATATAGAGGGTTCGTCGGATCGTTTATATCTGCTTCAATCAAGTTGATATCCAGTTGTTGCATTTGCTCTTCGTATTCAGACTCCGTATAACTTTCCGGCTCACCCGGCCAGCCGCAATTTAAGATGATTCGCCCGTTCAGCTGGTTGATATAAGAATCCTTATAGAAGGGATCGTTTTGATAATCATCTGGGCGGGTATCTATACGATCTTCTTGACGAATTATCCCTCCACTGTATGTATCGCGTGGAAACAGATAGCCATATTCCGGCTCGTTATATAAGTAAAGCCCACGCCCCATATAGCATTCTCCTACGCCTGTCGTTGTAAAATAGAACTTCATCTTCGCCACGGAACGGGTCAGGGAGATACTTACAGAGCCGTTTGGGGTCACCTGTTGAGTATCCTCACTTACCATTGGCAGCAGTGGGCTGGTGTATTTTTTACCGGTTTCGTCTTTGCTGTTTGTATCTCCTCCCGATAAATAGGTTGCTGCCGGCAGTGTGGAGAAGGTCAAAGACTCCAAATCATCAGGAGTTACGGTAAGAGTCTCCAAATCAACTTCTGTCGCATCGGTTGATCCGGGAAGGTTATAGGCAGTATCCCCTGTATTGTTTATTTTCAGCCCTCCTGCTGCATTTTCGTTCGCAATGGTATAAAAGGTATGAGTTCCTGTCGGAAGCTTCATGGTGAATGTTACTGTTTGTTGATCTCCCGTAGTATTATCCACATAATGATAACCTAACAACTTCTCATCATCACTGAATACATACATACGGAGAGTTTGAATCTTGTATTCATTCTCTTCCAATTCAAGAATGTTCTCACCGTTCGCCCGGGTCTGTATCGTGATACGAACCGTTTCCATCGTTCCGTCCGGCTTTTGCTCCGGCGAATCGTCGGAGCAGGCAAAAAGAAGTGCTGTCCACCCGATAAACTGTACGTATCGGAGATAATATCTAAATAGTTTTTTTCTTTTCATCATGCGTCTTTCCCTTTAGAAATTATAAATCGGCATCTATGCGCTGGTCGTTCCAATCGGTTATCGTTACGGTAAATGTAATATTCGTGGTAGGTGAAGGAATCGTCGCTTGATAGTGATAGCTCTTTCCCTTCTCCCATAGGGCTGGACCTGCCTGTGGCAGTGGTACGTTGACAGTTTTCCTTGTACCATTATCATAAATCCAAGTCATAGAGAAAATCACTGATTCATCAATGCTTTGCGGAATAAACAGCAAGTCGCCGTAATTATTATTTGTGTCAGGTGTGCCTGCCAACAGATGTCGTTTGCCATTTGCCTCCAGTTCAAAATCGTCAGGTTGTGAAAACGGAGTATCGTCTTGACTTGCCTTTGTCAGATTGCTCCAAGGAGTAGCTGAGTTTGAGGTGAAATCCCCTTTATAGGCAACGCCCCACAGCTTTACGCCCGTAATGGTCACCTTTGCATCGGTACTGATCGTAAAGCGTACGCGTGACAGTTCGTGGCTAAAGGTGAGATCAACGGGAGATGGAGGATTTTCTACTTTATATGAGATGCCCGTTTGTCTTGCTGTCATCAGGTCGATGGCTTCCGTTCCTCGCTTTTGGGATGTATCGAAGTCAGTTACGGTGATAACACCGTCATCAGCGCAACTTGCTTTATCCTTCAAGCTTGCCGGATGGAGCGTATAGAAGTTATGTGCCGCGCCCGGTACCCAATAGCGGGTACCTTGATAGTGTCCGGCCGGCGTGACGGTCTCGGCATTAAAGAGGTTGTTCGCATTATTGAAGCCTCCCCAGACTAAGAAGCTTTCCATACCATCCTTATTGGCATCCACCGCTGCACGGGTCATGGTGGTAGCAAACGAGATGGGGGCAGCATCTGCTACCGGTTCATCGACCGTAGAAACACAACCGCCCGTCAGCAGGCTTCCCAGTAGAAGGGTCAAAGAGAATATGTTTTGTTTCATCATCATCTCATACGTTTTAATCTGAATATGTGTGACTATAAGGGGACATTCAACCCCTTATAGCCTATATCTCCACTTTCCTATCTCCCCCTATCGTATAGATTCCCTAAATGGAAACAGGTGAAAGCGGGGTTGTATGAATTAGGGTACTACAGAAATTTGAGGCCCAACAGGTGTGTCTGTTGCATCTTGCCAAGGCTCTACAGTCGGAGTGAACTTGATCTTTTGATTTTCAAGATTAGGATCAATATTATCTCCATTGATAGTCGCTGTATAGTTGTAACAATATCCTGGCATCCAAGTGTTTGCGTCGCTTATTCCTGCAATATTCTCATTAACTTCTAAAGTAGCTTCAAAATTAGCATTTTTATTCAGACCTGCACCAGTGATGGTTGCAGTGAAAGTTACTTTCAATTGTTCTGTTGTAGCTTGCGGAATCACCAACTTAGATTGTGCTTCATAAGAGGTATCAGACACATCTACTACATCATTATATATGTATTTGTTTTCGTTGTCGTTAATAGAAGGTGTATAATTACTAATCCTCCATGTTGCACCACTAGTTGAATAAGTACCTGTACCTGTCTTTGCAGCATGAAGTGTAAGATTTGTAATATTAAGTGTATAGCTCTCAGCATCTGTAGTATTAAAAGTAAACTTCACCTGTGAAAGCATGTGGTGGAAGGTCAAACTCACTTTATTGTCATTAGTTGTAGGATTATCCCCTGATTCCACTTCGTCGGAAATAGCAGCAACTAGGTCTTTAGTATCGTCAGGAGAATAATTTGTAAAAACAAGTTGTTTCTTTGCACTGTCAAAAGTGACATCTTCAATCTTACCGTTATTTCCATCAGCATACGCACCGAAAATATAAAACTTGTTTGCTACCCAATAATAAGGAGTATCCTGCGACTCATTATTGAAAATCTGAGTAGTATATGAGTTAGAAATTTCTCCAAACTTACCAAACACATAGAAGCTACTCAGCGATTCCACTTCCTGAACCTCCCTTGTATTATTTTCCACAAACTGATTAAACTTGATGGCTCTGTTCTGAGCTACATCCGTCACTTCTTCATTTGTACAGCTAGAAAATGCCGCTACGGCCATTCCTAACAAAAAAAGATTCGTTTTCATTTCGCTTTGATTTTTAATATGAATATTAATTGTTAACTAGTTTCATTAAATAGGTAGTGGAATATCGATAAAATCGCCCCAGCCTTCGACTGTGGGATCGAACGCTCCACTGCCTTCTAACCCCTCTTTGTCCGAGATCTCGATTCCATCTACCACAATAACACCGCCACGAGGTTGCCCCACCACTTGGTCGGTCACATCAAACTCGAAATTCTTGAACTTGCCGTTATAGAGCTTTACCTCCAAGTTCAGCGTGAAACGCCGCTCCGCCCTGATGTAATGATCGCCCGGATAGTTGGGCACACCGAAAGTATTCACCCGGACTTCCGCCCCGTAATCCTCCTTCGTACAGTCGAAGAGGATTGTTGCAGTCTCATCCCCCGTATGTCCATCCTTCAGGTAGACGCTCTCTGCCATACCAGCCAATGCGCCTCGTGCCAAGGCCACGTACTGCAATCCTTTCTTAAACTCGTAGCGTATCAGGTAAGTATACACCAACGGTTTCATCCTGACTGGCAATTTCACCGACTCCAAGGTGCGCTCTGTTTCGTAGTTCTCCTCGTAATTTCCATAGAGCATATCCGGCTGGTTCATGGTACGCTCGGAAGCGTGCGGCTTCTGGAAGTTGCCCCTGCTCACGGTACGGGTAGTTGCTGAAGCTGTGGCTACAGCTGTTAGGTCGTTGAACACGATATATTCTGTATCATTATTATAAAAGAGCAACGAAGCCATTCCCTCCGGCAGGGGAAGACGTCCGCCCGTTGCGGGAATATTGCCTTCGCCAGAACGCGCTGCTTCCTGATACGTCACCAGACGTACACCTCCGGCAACTTCTGGACGCAGTTCATCGTAGCTGCCCTTCCACTCCGACTTCCACTCCTGTTTCCAGTTGTGATCGTAGGGACGTTCCCACTCCTGCTCCCAACTGAATTGCGCATCCACCTTGACACTGGTCCCGTGCTGATCGTGGTCATAGCACAGGTCCTTCCGACAACCTGTACACAGCAAAAGACACAGTATCCCCATATGCCCCCATTGTATTCTCATCTGACACCTCCTTTCTTTCTGTCACCGTTCCACAGCCGCCACACCAGGGAAAACTTTAGCTTTAGTGGGCCAAAATAGTTCATCCGGCTGCTCTGCTGATAGACATAATGCCCGTCGATCGGCAGATACTCTTCGTACCAGGCATGCATGAACCCCACGCCAATCCCCGCTTCGAACGAAAACCTGTGGCTGACGGGGAACATATAGCCATAACTTAGACCGGCCATCACAGCCTCGCCCTTATAACCATCCTTGCCATTTTCCAAATCGTACCAAGAGAATCCGCCAAAAAGCCCCACGTAATGACCGTGCCACGGACGCTTCGCCTTGAACCAATACCGCCCTTCTGGGCTTATGGTAGCCAACTGATAATATTTATGCTTATGATTGTTCTTCCACCAAGCCATCTCCCCTTCCAAATTGACAGACCATCGGTCGTTGATAAGATACTCCACCTCCAGCGAAGGCATGAGAGCAGCATCATACAGAAGATTGGTCTTTAGAACCAGTTGGTGCGACATTTCCATGTCGGTACGTGCTCCTTTGGACACTTCATCACCATGAAGGTCATGTTTGCCCTCTGCCAACTCTGACTTATGACATACCCCGCCCTCGGAGTTATTTTCACATGAACACACCCGAACGGCGCCGGCCGCCTGTGCCAGACAGACACATCCACCACTGAGAAAGGCGGACAGTAATATCAAAACTCCAAGTTTCATATCCGTACATGTTTGAATTTTAAGAATCACCAAAGTTCCATTCATTTCTCCCTCGCAAGAATCATCGTTGCAAATATAGTATATTAATATAAAATAACAAATAGATAAATAAAAAAATATAAGCTAAAATTATAAATAGTATAAATTATTTTCTTGATTTTTCCATAAAATAGTATATAAAATATTAACATACAATGATATAGATATTTTGCCAAGAAAACTATTTTTACCTAATATCTATGTATTTTTTGCCAACATTTGTTTCAATATTAAGATGGCAGATAAAATAAAAAACAAATATTCTTTTATTTGTTTTTCAAATAAAAGAATTATATTTGCGACATAGCATTTGGTGCTAACGTGCTCCTTCACGTTACCGGGTAGTGCGTATTGTATTATCCGGTTTCTTTTTGGAGCAGTATTATGTGTAACTAAACACCGTATGAAGAAGTACGGAACTACATTATGAACACAATTAAAATTTTTGAGAATGAGCAATTCGGAAAGGTAAGAATTGCAATGAGTGAGAATAACGAACCTTTCTTTTGCTTGGCAGATGTGTGCGGTGTTATAGGCATTGCTAACGCAAGAAATGTCAGGTCAAGGCTTGAAGAAGATGATGTCCGCCAAATGGACACCATAGATTCGTTAGGTAGAAATCAACAAGTTACATTTATAACCGAAAGCGGTTTATATGATGTGATAATTCGCAGTGACAGCGAAAAGGCAAAGCCATTTCGCAAGTGGGTGACGAGTGAAGTTTTGCCTTCAATTCGCAAGCATGGCGCATACATGACCAACGAAACACTTGAAAAGGCTTTGACCTCACCTGATTTTTTGATTCAGCTTGCCACCAATTTAAAAGAAGAAAAGCAAAAACGTATTGAAGCCGAACAAAAAGCAGAAGTTGCCGAGCAGAAAATTCAGCAAGATGCTCCTAAAGTCCTTTTTGCTGATGCTGTCTCAACTTCACATCGCTCTTGTTTAATTGCTGAACTGGCTAAAATATTACAACAAAATGGGGTGAATATCGGTCAGAACCGTTTGTTTAGCTGGATGCGCGAGAATGGTTATCTTTGTCAAAAGGGTGACTACTACAATCAGCCGACGCAGAAATCTATGAAATTGGGACTTTTTGAGCTGAAGCAAACCACCATCAACAAGCCGGATGGTACCATGCTTGTCACGACCACGACCAAAGTAACCGGCAAAGGACAAGTATATTTCGTGAATAAATTCCTATCCAAATAAAAAACAAGCGGTGCGAAGCTGCACCACACAACAGTATAACAATGGACGAAATAACCACAATCCTTGACAGTACAAGACCTGTTTCTGACATTATCAGTGATTTGAAAGAAAAATCAGTAGATGTGCCGGAATGGAGCAAGTCGCTGAAAGATTACGATCCTTCCAGACATAAAATTGTAACTGATAAATTTTCTCGCAAAGACAAAATAAAATCTGATGGAAGAGTCGAGCCGGCTTCGCGTATTCATCTTGGCCTGGAGAAACTGCTTGTGAAACGTATTACGGAATTCGCTTTCGCTATTCCCGTCAGACGTGTCTACCATAATACGGAAGAAAATAAAAAACGCCAGCAGATAACCAAAGCTATTGAAGCAATCTATAAATATGCCCGTATAGATTCCGAAAACATCAGACGTGGCAATGCCTATTTCGCATCCTGTGAAATTTTCACTATCTGGTATGTGGTAGAAAGACCCAACACACTATACGGATTCAACAGCAAGTATAAGCTGAAATGCAAGACATACTCGCCGATGGACGGGGTTAGATTATATCCCTTGTTTGACGAGTGGGGAGACATGATCGCCATGTCCTTCGAATATAAGAAGAAGATAAAGAATGAGGAGGTCACTTTCTTTGAGACATATACCGCTGACCGTCATTACAAGTGGAAACAACAGGGGGAAGCCAGCTGGATTGCTGTTACAGATCCCGAAAGGATTATCCTCAAAAAGATTCCCGGAGCTTATGCATACCGCCCCGCTCCTGTTTTTCATGGACTAGAACATATCCGTGAGGAAATTGAATACACGCTCTCCCGCAACTCAGACGTGATAGCCTACAATTCCGCACCCTTACTGAAAGTGACAGGCGAACTTGTCGGTGACGAGGACAAGGGAGAGGCCCGCAGATTGTTCCGTCTAAAGAATGGCGGTGACATAGCTTATGTTTCATGGACCCAGGCCATAGAAGCCCTGAAATATCATGTGGATACATTGCTCAAGCTTTTCTTCATGCAGGCCCAGATGCCAGACCTATCTTTCGAAAACATGAAAAGTCTTGGTAACATAGGTTTTGATGCCAGACAAATGATATTGTCTGACGCCCATCTGAAAATCGGAGATGAGTCAGGTGCCTGGATAGAGTTCTTTGAACGGGAGTGTAATGTCATCAAAGAATTTCTGAAAATGATGAATACTTCATGGGCTGATGAGATTGACAATATAGAAGTTGAGCATGTCATTACTCCGTTTATTCAGAATGATGAGGACGCGCTGATTAACAGATGTATGAAAGGGAATGGAGGCAAAGCGATATTCAGCCAGCTTGAATCCATCGAAATGGCAGGTTACTCCAATGATCCCAAAGGAACATTAAACCAGATTCAAAAAGAAGACAAAGCGGACCGACAGGCAAGGATGAACAACTTGTTTGAAGGTGCCGAATAGTAAATAACAAATATGGGAAATATGAAAAATATTGTATTTAAAGAACAAGAAGGCGTATTTGTCGCAGATTTTGCCTCTGAAGGCAATTGTGTAATTCAAATAGACAACGGAAATGTTGAACCGCTAAAAATCTACCGGCACATGCCTGAAATGGAACCAAGTGCCTATGATGCGATTACACTTCACGATCCCTATCAGCGGGTAATCGACCTTTGTGTACCTGCCGGGATGATGATTCGCATTGTCAGTACTACCGCTGTTACTGCCGCTAAGATGATTGTATTACCTCAAGCGAGTGGTAATGGCTCATCCGTAACCGGGGCAACCGCCAGCGTTGATGCGAATGTAGGTACACCTTCTGTGGATGTAACAATGAAAGAAGGCAAGCTGAATTTCGCTTTTAAGAACCTCAAAGGGCAGAAAGGAGATACAGGTGTAGTTGGCGCCAAAGGTGATAAAGGTGAACAGGGACAAACTGGGCCCAAAGGAGATAAAGGCGATGCCGGTGCAAAAATCAAATCAATAGCTTTGACTATCAAAGGTACAGTCATTACCGGCACAGCGACTCTGACCGATGACAGCACTGCCTCTATTACCGGTACATATACTCCTGGAGAATAATTAAATTACTACAGATATATGAAAAAGTATATTGGAACAAAACAGATTGAAGCAGAACCTATGACAAGAGGTGATGCGTGGGGAAAACATCTTCTTAGAGAAAAACCGTCAACGGAAAATTTTGACGATGAGGGTTATCATGTCCGTTATGAAGATGGATATGAAAGCTGGAGTCCTAAAGATACGTTTGAAAAGGCGTATAAAATAGCTGATACTTTCCTTGACCGCTTGCATATTGAAATGCGAGATTTATATGAGAAGATGGATAAACTTTCTCCGTTTATTGAATCCGGCAAAATAGATGAAATTGTAACAGACAAATATCAGAACCACTTACTCCGTTTGCAACATAGAATCATGAGCAGGTACATCAATGTATTGGAATGTCGTATTGGTAGGCTTGATGGCTCTCCCGAAGCACCTCTACATCAAATGTCATTTGGTGATGCTATTGAAATTCTCAAACAAGGTGGTGCTATCCGTAGAAGTGGATGGAACGGGAAAGGATTAATGGTATTCAAACAGGTTCCAGCTCATATAGATAGCGACATTATCCCCAAGATGCAATCTCTTCCGCAATCAGCAAAAGACCTTATTCTGAAAGGTAAGGGTTTCATTGACTATACTAGTCAATGCCTTATTTACAACGAGAACACCGGGCGTGCTGATTCATGGGTTCCGTCTATTAGCGATGTGTTTGCCGATGATTGGGAGATTGTTCAATAGCCTATCTGCCACATGTAAAAAGTGTAACGGGTGCGTTGGATGTCTGTAACGCTGGCGCACCTTGCTAAATAAGTAAATAGCATGAAAGTACCAATAGATAATATGACTTTCGCTGAAAGTGAATACCACAGAGGCAATAAGATATGGAATGCTCAAACACTTTATAATTTTGCGAAAGCAAAGGAGTACCCTGTACGTGATATGCCATTGTGGAATATAGACCTGACTGTTGAACCATTTGAGTGTAGTCAGCTTCATAGCTTCATCTTTCAATGCAAACGTGTTCGTGATTGTTCTTTAGACTACCCTATTATATTGGATGAAGTAGGACAAATAGCAGACGGATACCATAGATTATGCAAAGCTATCTTGGAAGGTAGGAAAACGATTAAGGCTATCAGGCTGCTGGAAATGCCGGCACCTGATAGAATTGAAGAATAACGCCATGTCAAAAAAGATGATACCCTCTAACATATCCTCATACCATTGCAAGGATTGTGTGCATTCGTATGACCGACATGAGAAGAATTTGAAAGGTGAGTTCTTCATGTGCCGTTGTCCATTTTTCACTTCCAGTCGCTTTCTTAACCGTGACGTATGTGACAAGTTCAAGAAAAAAGTGAACTAATCTTAAAAACAGAACAATCTTTTTTGTCTTACCCCCATTTCTGCCCACTCCAAAAAATAGCTTAAAAACAGAATAGTATGGCAAAACCAAACATTCCAAATCAGAAGAAGAAATATCAGGAACTCAACAGTCGGCTAAACAGATATGTTGCCCTTGTTGAGCAGATATATGATACCCTTAATTTGGAAGCCGCAAAGATTGCATTGAATACTGAATATGATGCCGACAGTGGTACTATCTTCAAGTTTTCTGACTATCCGCAAACCAAGAAGTCTATTGCGGACATTCAAGCTCAGTTCGTAGATGATATTCGATCTGTTATCTATCGTGGTACTTCTGATGAGTGGAAGAATAGCAATGAGGTACAAGATTTGATGGCTGACAAGGTTCTGAAAGCCTATACCGCCACTATTGATAAAGAAAAGTACAAAGTTCTCTATCAAACCAATTCTGATGCTTTGAAAGCATTTCAGAACCGCAGGGACAGAGGGTTTGATGTATCGGCTAAACTCTGGCAACAGTCCACCGTTTACAAGGAGGAACTGGAAGCCGCCATCTCCTGTGCTATTCAGAAAGGAACAAGTGCCGTTGCCCTAAGCAAGCAAATATCCAAACACCTCCTTGATTTTCCATCGCTCCAAAAAGACTACAAAGAGAAGTACGGAAGTGCAGAACATCTAAAAGATTGTGAATACCGTTCTATCCGGTTGGCTCGGTCTGAAATCAATATGGCTTACCGGACCGCCGAAAATGAGCGTTGGAAGCAAATGGACTTTGTGGTAGGTTATGAAATCAAACGCTCCGGAAGAGAGTTTCCTTGCACTGTATGCGAATCCCTTGCCGGGAAATATCCCAAGGATTTTACTTGGGTTGGTTGGCACCCGAATTGTTATTCCGATGACAGCGAAGTGCTTACAAACAGAGGGTGGAAACTGTTTAAAGATGTATTTGATGATGATTTGATATTGTCATTGAATCCTACTAACAGAACACTTGAGTGGGTAGAGTCTACGAATAGGCAGTGTTACCGATATAATGGTGACATGATACACTTTTTCAATAAATCATTGGACTGTTTGGTTACACCGGAACATAATATGGTTTATTTAAACAAGAATGATGGCAGGATAAAGAACTGCCAAGCTAAAGAGTACACAAAGGGGAAAGGGGCTTTTTATAGAGGATGCGAATATGAGTCAGAAGATGTTGCATTTTATGAGATAGACAACATCAGAATACCATTTGACCTGTTTTGTGAGTTTATGGGGTATTGGCTTTCAGACGGAAGTACAATGGGAAACGCCGGGGTTGTTATCTCCCAACAAGAAGGTGAGCCTGCACGGGACAGAATTGTAAACTGCGTGAAGCGTATCGGATTTGAGCCACATTTAGACAAGCAAAAAGTTGCATTTTATAGTACTCCAATAAGGAATTATCTGAAAATATTCGGCAAGTGTTCCCATAAATTTATACCGTCTGCGATAAAGAATGCATCTGTCAGACAGATCAGAATATTTCTTAATGCCTTTATGCTTTGTGATGGATACAGGCGACCATGCAAATCTTTTGTAGGTAATCATGGAACAGAGTTTAAGTCAGACAAGGATGAAATCCTCTATTTTACCGTATCTGAACGTATGGCAGGGGATTTGTCTGAGCTTATTCTGAAATCCGGGAATCGTCCGTCCTTTTCAGTGAACAAGGCTGGAGTGTCGCACAAAAGCAACGGAAGTATCATAACTTCAAACTACGATTGTTATTCAATCCGTGAATGCTATTCCGTCACGGCGACAGTGTTCCATAAAGAGATTCAGCATTACGATGGGTTTGTATATGACCTTACTCTGGAGAAAAACCATATCATGTATATCCGTCGCAATGGGAAATGCTTTTGGGGGTCTAATTGCAGATGCTATAAAATTCCTATCCTCAAAACAGAAGAAGAATTTTGGGAATGGGACGGACGTAGTGAAGCAAGTACTGAAAGTGTGAACGAAGTGAAAGATGTGCCGAATAGTTTCAAGGTCTGGATAAACGATAATATTCATCGAGCTAAAAGCTGGGATAACTCCCCTTATTTCATTCGGGATAATGGGAAGTATATCCGTGAAGATTTCAAGGTAAATGTCTATAACAAGACAGAGAAAGCATTTGTGCGGAAACGTAGGACTAATCTTGCCATGAGCCGTGTGGAATATTACAACCAGACTTATCCCAATATCCCGGAAGTACAGCAGGCTGCTGTAAATGCCTACACACAGGCTGTAGGAGAAACCAACAAAGGAGCCACCAGCCGTGAAATTAACCGCAGGCTTCGCAATGGTACTGACGATGAGTATGTGGATGTGGCAAGTACATTGATAAGTCAGGCTCTTGCCAAACTCCCCAAGCATGAAGGAATTGTATATCGTGGTGAAACCATGAGTATGAAGAAACTACAAGAACGTTTTCTTAACCATATCGGAGAGGTTGTTTCGGATAAAGGTTTTGTGTCTTCCAGCCTGTATGAAGATACTCCAAGAAAGTTTGTTTCCCATGCCGGAGTACCTAAAAGCCATAAAAGGGTTATCTTTGAAATTCAGAGTAAAAATGGGCGAAATATTAGTAAAATATCGGAATTTAATGGTATCTTTACATTAGAAAACCAACATGAAATTATGTTCGATAGGCGGACGAAATTCTTGGTTAAAAAACGCAGAATAGAGGAAGATGGTATTTACAGAATTATTTTGATAGAGCAATGAAAAAGCAGAAGAAATACGAAATAATAAGTGAAACTGATAAAGTCGTTACTTTTAAGTATGATGGTGCAGAATGCAGCTATGCAAAAGCTTGCTACTCTTCCATAGATGAAGTTATCAAAGAAATAGATGAAGAAAGGGTAAGAGAAAAGGAAGTAGACAAGCGTATCGCTTCCCAACGTGACACTATGACACCCGAAGAACGTGAGCGTCAGGATGAAGCCGACCGCGTGGTCTTTGAGCGTTGGCAGGATGAAGCTAACACCAATCTCTATTTGACCGGAGTGGTTGATGAAGATGAAGACCCGGATTTCAACCCGTTCAGAAAAAACAATGATTAGCCTTTGATTTTATCGTAAAAAAATTACGGAACTATCAAAATAATACGTATCTTTGCTATTGAATCAAGTTAAAATCAATATGCTAACAAAATTTGCAGTAACAAATTATAGAGGATTTGCCAATCGTATTGAGTGGGATTTATCCAATCCTGCCAATTATGAGTTTAACAGATCTGTGATTAAAGATGGTGTCATAAAGAATGGTATCATATATGGTCCAAATGGATCAGGCAAGACGAATTTTAGTTTGGCTATATTCGATATAGAGAATCATTTATCTCCGAAATGGAAGAAAATAGATTACTATGTGAATTTCATTTATGCAGGTAACAATGATGGAGTCGTCAAATTTGAATACACATTCAAATTTGACAATGACACAATAGATTACATATATGCCAAGAATGCTGCCGGAGTACTGGTAGAGGAAAGCTTTTTTGTAAATAGGATGAACATTTTTGAACGGAAGAATAATTTATTTCGTATTGACAAGCAACAGTTCCCTATGGACGAAAGTATAGAAAAGAACTTTCAGAGCAATGCCAACAATGTGTCTGTAATCAACTTCCTGCTTACATCTTATCCACTCAATTCAGAACATTATCTGATCAAACTCAACAGGTTTGTCAACTCCATGCTTTGGTTCAGGAATCTTGATGTCCGTGAATTTATTGGACTTGAAACAAATATAATAATGTTGGATGAGTTTATCATCACAAACAATCTACTTGATGATTTCTCCGATTTTTTACATAAAGTAAGCGGTCAGACTTTCCAGTTTATTGCACATAATATTACGGATAAGCAGATTCTTTGCCAAATAGATAAAAATGAAGTTCCATTTAGACTAGTAGCATCAACAGGTACACAGTCGTTACAATTATTGTATTTTTGGCTGAAACGTATGGATGAAGCCTCGTTTGTCTTTATAGATGAGTTTGATGCTTTCTATCATTTTCGCTTAGCTTTTGAGGTGTGCAAGCGGTTGTTTGCATTGGATTGTCAGATTTTCACATCGTCACATAACACATATTTGATGACGAATGACTTATTACGTCCAGACTGCAATTTTATACTAAACAATAACAAAATTAAGTGTTTGGCTGATTGTACGGACAAAGAATTGCGTTTTGGTCATAACATCGAAAAAATTTATCGCGCAGGAGCTTTTTATGATGAATAAGGAAAAAACGCTTTTTATCTTTGAGGGAGTTAAAACAGAAAGTAAACTCATAGAGAAATTAGAGCATAATTTCTTGGGCAAAACGAATTCCATAAAATGTGTATTTGATGCCGAGATATACCAATTATATCGTGCCATAAAAGAAGAAAAAGAGTTTTCAATAGATATAGTTTCCTTATTAAAAGAACGTACAGCAGAGAACGCTAAAATTCTAGAAAATTACACTCGAGACAGTTTTGCCTATATATATTTGTTTTTTGACTATGATGCTCATTCTACGTTGGCAGATGACAATAAAATAAAAGAAATGCTTTCTCTCTTCAATGACGAAACTGAAGAAGGAATGCTTTACATCAGTTATCCAATGGTGGAAGCCATACGACATTTCAAGGATTTAGAAAGCTTTAAGTCTTTGACAGTAAAATGCAAACGTAAGAATTGTCCATATAAAGAAGAATGTCATAACAAGGAAGAATGCTTGAAAGAACCTCATTACAAAAGTGTCGCTGCATCAGATAGCAGACCACAATTATCAAATGTAAATTCATATACAAAAACAGTTTGGCAAGAACTGATTACTGCCCATTTATGCAAAGCTAATGCTCTTGTCAATGATGCTTTTACTATGCCTACTTCTTTGATATCGCAGGAAGCTATCTTTTCAAAACAATTAGAAAAACACATTTGTCATAAATGCCCCGAAGTTGCAGTATTAAGCGCATTTCCTCTTTATGTACTGGATTATTTTGGATGCGAAAGAACCATCACGAAGTTAAACTCTTAATCAAAAATTTTGTTCTAATCTTTCAATCATTTTACTTATGATGAAGCAAAACGCTTATTCAGGATTTTGGGTTAGGATCATTTATTGAATATCCCTAAAGGACTTGGACACGATGTAGCTTTTAAGGCTTAACATTTAAATCAACGCTTCTAATTAATATTAATATTGGAGGCGTTTTTTTTACTTCGCTTCGTATTACGTTTTTTCACTTGTTATAACGATATCTCATAGAAATTCAGTATATTTGTTACTATATCATCATGCACCGAATAGATGATACGATGTTCAGAATTAATCCGCCGCGACCAATATCCGGCTAATTCATATTTTAATGGCTCCGGCTTGCCGATTCCTGTATATGGGTACTCCGCGATATCTTTCAGCAAATCGGTTATCTTTTTCATGATAGCCTTATTACCTGATTTCTTCCAATATTCACGGTCTTTTTCCGCCTGTTCAAGGAAGATTTAAAACCAATCATGTCCACTTCAAAAATAATATTCGATGCAGCAGTTTCCGAATTAGAAAACTTTGGCACAACATCTTGACGGACTATTTTCCCAATCTCATCAGCCAAATCACCTGCTATTTGTTTGCAAATCTCGAAGTTTTTTACGAATATTGTATATTAATCATATATCATCATTTTATCCCATAAAATCCATAACAAACAATTTAATTAACTGCCGCTAAGTTAAAGACTCAGTGGTGTCCAAAAAACCTTGGTGATAGCTTGGCATTTCCTGCCATATAACCAGCGAACATACTAAAAAGATACACTAATTATCATAAAAAAGCGATTAATTTATTTGAATATCAAATAAATTAGTATATTTGCATATGAATAGCGTATGGAGATGTACGCCACGTTGTGACCCGTTTCATTATAGCACAACAGGACATGAAAGCTCATTGCTCTAAGAGTGTTTTTAAGTTCTACGGAAATAGTCTGCTGGCATACATTTACCGTGCAGACTATTTTATCTAATAACTTAAAATTCATTCTACAATGGACAGAAGACAACAAGTTTTTGTAAAGTTGAAACTTAAAGCGAAGGCGTTAGGGTTCAACTCAAAGGAATTAAAGGGTATCGCCGCCAAGATTGCCGATAACCTTGAATCCCAAGAAGATGCCTCCGAAGAGGATGTAAACGCAGAGATTGACGAAAAGATCGAAGCGGTTCTCCCCTACCTCACTTTCGGCCAGTCGCAAGCCAACCGTCTGCTTGACGAATGGAAGAAAAACCACCCCGAAGCGGAACCGGACGATGAACCGAATGACAACTTTCCGAATGATACTCCGAAACCAGCTTCAAAGAAGAAACCCCAAGACAAAGAGGAAAACAAGGACGAAGAGCCTGCATGGTTCAAAGCTTACAGAGAACAACAGGATGCCCGATTTGCTGCATTGGAGGGAGAGAAGACCAGCTCCTTGCGCAAAAGCAAACTTGAAAATCTCTTGAAAGATACAGGCACATTCGGCAACCGCACATTAAAAAGCTTCTCTAAAATGAACTTTGAGAATGACGAGGAGTTCGAACAGTTTCTATCTGAAGTCGAAGAGGATTTAAAGGCTTACAACCAGGAACGTGCCGATGCCGGCCTCTCCACATTGGGAACGCCGCCTGCGGCAGGAACAGGAAAGCCTGATAAAGAAATTGAATTATTAACGGATGCAGAAATTGACAGTATTGTCAATAACTTCTAACCGCATCAAAAAAAGTAAAGGACAATGCCAGGAACAGTAAATTTGTCAAACGAGCTTGAATCGTTTGAGACCGGAATGGATTCAGTGGTTATCCGTCGCAAAGGCGGAAGAATTATCGGTGGCCGCTCTCTGAACATGGAAGGCTTCAATGAAAAATATGTAAAAGCCGGACATATTATCATCCGCAGTACAAATGATGAATATGACTACAAGCCCATGCCCGTGTCAGATAATGCGTATTCCTCACTTCCTGAGAATTACGAATATGCTGGAATATGGGTGCGCACGACACCTGCAAGTGATGCAAGAGGAGCCATCCAATATGACGGAGAGATCAACGACAAGGCCCTGCCCTACCCTATTGACAGTATCAAAGCTGCCTTGAAGACCGCACTGCCTTCATTATATTTCATGCACGATTAAAAATAAAGGAGGAAAAATAAAATGATTGCATCACAATTTGCAGATTTATCCAAGCGTATTTTCCCGAAGTTACAGAATATCGTGGAAAAAGAGAGAGGCGAGCGCAATGGTGCAAAAAAACGCACTTACTTGCATAAGACCATGTTACGTAAAGTATATTCCGCTGACCAGAAATGGACCAGCGCATCTGTCGATACCACATACGTAAGAGCGGACACCGTTTCCATGAACTCTCCGCTTCCCATCAAGAAGCGTGATTCACTGGCCCATGCCAGCGGCACACTGCCCAAACAGGGTATCTCCCGTATAATGGAAGAATCCGACATCAATACTATCAACATCATGAAGGCCCAGGGTGCAAAATGGACACAAATAGCATCCAAACTGACGGAAGACCCTTTGTTCTGCTCCATCGGGCTGGACGAATCCAATGAGGCGAATTTTCTGACAGCCTTATGCGAGGGGGTTGTAGCGGTTGAGGATCTGACCAATGTCGGAACAGCACTGCGTGTCAATTTCGGTTACCTGCCGAAAAACGGATTTGGTGTGACCATTCCCGGCGAGATAACCTTGGATGACATAGAACGTGTGCTCGCCGCAGCTGACGGAGACGGCAATTCCATATCAGTCATCTGTATCGCCCTGTCAACCTACAAAAAACTGCGCCAGACACAAGGAGCCAAAGAACTCGCCGCCACATACAGAGGGCAGATTTTCGACAGTGATACCTCGCTTCCCACTCCTACTTCATCATTGTTTGACGAGGCTTTCGCCGACCAATATAACGGTGTCAGATTCCTGAAGATTGACCGTTCGATCATTTATGAGAAAAACGGTGTACGCAAGGCTTACAAACCGTGGAACGCGAACCGCTTGGTTTATCTGACTACCGAAAATGTCGGCAGTTTGGTCTGGGGGACATTAGCAGAAAAGACAAGCCCGGTGGAAGGAGTGGTTTATACCACAGTTGATGAGATGAAACTTATCAGCCGTTTCAGAACCGCTAACCCTTTGGTGGAAACTACCGCTGGACAGATGCTTGCGCTTACCGTGATTGAAGGAGTAGACCAGATTTATTATCAGGATATCACCGATGCACAAACTGTTGACGCAGAAAAGGAGGCCCAAGATTCAACAGATGTGAAAGTCACCATCTGGGGACATACCTACAAAAAAACGGAGTTCGTTCAGGAGCTTAACAAGATAACTGGTGGCAAGCTGACTGCGAAATCTGCCGATGAAAAGATCATCGCCCGTGTCAACGAACTGAACGATGAAGATGAAGCCACTTTAAAAGCCACAGTAGAATCACACAAATCTGAATAATGTATGAAAACGGTCCTGCAAGCATTGAAAGATGAAGTCCACTACAAATTAAGTAGTGGCTTCTTTGAAAACCGTTTGCTTGAAAGAAGTCTGGACGGAAATGAAATATGCACCATCGACATTCTTAAAAGCAAACCGTTCAAAGGTGCTGTGGCCGACTGTCTCATGAGCCTGATTCAGATGCCCAACTTTACAGAAGGAGATGTTTCCTTAAGTCTATCTGACAAGGATAATATACTGACGTTAGCCAACGGCATCTATAATTCAATAGGCGAAACAGAAAAAAACATTGGTGAACCGATAGTCTATATAGGAAAATAATCATGATACTTGATGATAGACCACATAAGCTGCAATATCTTATTACCGCTCCCGGTTACGAAGACAAGAACGGCGATTACCACCAGGGTGAAAGCCGATGGGAAGGTGATATCCCATGCCGGAATGTTCCGGCCGGAAAAGCTGAACAAAAGCAATTTGAGGACGGAGCAGTCCGTACCTATTCAGCCACGATACGTCTTGATGCTGAATGCCGGGAATTTACTGTTGGAGATCGTGTGAAGTTATTCCTGTCAGGAGATATCGTTAGAGAATGTGAGGTCAAAGGGTTTCATCGTTATCAACTATATGCGAAACTATGGGTATAAAAATGACGACACCTGCAAGTCGGATAGACACCCTTATCAATAAGGAAAAAGAACGTGTTGAAGTGTTAACTGTCCGCGCCCTCTCCTACCTTGGAGAATTGTGTGTGATCGAAGCAAGGAACAGACCGCAGGAGATAAGCTGGTATGACCGGTCAGGAAACTTGCGCAGTTCGATTGGCTATGCCATCATCCACAACGGAAAAATACTTGAATACTCAGATTTCACACAAGTACGACAAGGTAATGAGGGAGTCAGGAAAGGCAAGGCACTTATTGAGGAATTGTCTAAAAAATTCGCGAATGGCTACGCACTTGTTGTAGTAGCCGGAATGAACTATGCTGAATTTGTGGAAGCAATGGAAAATAAGAATGTACTTGCATCCGCCGAACTGTTTGCAAGAAAGGAACTACCGGGAATGATGAGTAAACTGAAAAAGCAACTTGCATCATGATGAAGTCTGATATTGAAATCAAAGATGATATTTACAAACACATCAAAGGTTCCCTTTTGGAAAAAGTCGTGAACGGAAAACTTTGCAAGGCATCAAAAAGACCATCCAACTCTGACAGGGAGGATATAGTCATATCAATCCTTGAAAATGGAAGCGGACAGATACAGGAAGCTTTCGTGAATGTGAACATTTATGTAAAGGACAATATCCGTAATGGCGAGGCGGAAATGAATGATGCACGCTGTAGAGAACTTTGCAAAGTCGCTATCCAAGTATTGGAAACAGGGCATGGAGAAAGCTACCGCTTCACGCTGAATAAACAAAGGGTGCTTGAAGTGAACGGAAAGAACGAGCACTTCATTAACAATAAACTATTATATTCATTCAATAACGAATAAGATCATGGAATTATCTTGGGGAAAATGTACTATCAAAATTGGAAAGCTGCAAAGCAGCGGAGAAGCTCCTTCATCTTGGATTGATATACCGACACCTGTCGAGAACTCTACAAAATTGACACCTACAAAAGGTGCGAAAAAAGAGGCCAAGATTGAAGGTGGAGAAAACGAGGCTGTCAAGTATGCGGCAAACACCTATACGTTTGAGTTTGAAATCCGGGCTGGCAAAGGCCGTAGAAAACCGGTGGAAGATACAGATGGTGTGATTACAGGTGAATACGCTGTCAAGCTCCAGCCTGAAGACAAAACTGTTGAAGGTATCATAATCGACAGAAGCGTGTTGTCCTTGGAGGATACATACGACACAGATAATGGCACCAAGTGGAAATATACCGCTGACGTATTGAAACCTAAGACCGGCAATCAGGTAAAATTCGAAGTCGTAAATTTTAATGGTGCCGGCAGCCTTCGAGTGATCATCACAGATGATGGCGGAGCCGGCATGTGGAAATTATCTACAGAAACGGACTGGCATCATAGCGGTACTTCAATTACCACAAAAGCCGGTCTTGTGACAATCATATATAAAGATATCGAAGGAAAAACACTGCCTACACAGACATCCGCTACTGTTAAAGATGGGGAAACAGTTGAAGTAAACGCGGTGTACACTTCTGCCGGATGATAATTTTCCATTCAGAGAACAGGCAAACGGAAAGACGTCCTTTACAGGTTGGAGGATAAACCTGCATCAAATTTATGATTTATGAATGACAAAGAGCGAAATATTGAGATGGATGTGGCCGACGCCATCATGGAAAGACCTGCCGGCTTTACCGTTGGCAAGCGGTCTTTCTTTATCCATCCCGTCACACTCGGCAAAATGTATCTTTTGGCCAGATTATTTGATTCCCTCGAAATAAGCAAACAGGTTGTTTCCACCAATCCTTATATGGAAGCCATAAGGATCTGCAAAACAAAACGTGATATTGTCTGCCGCATACTCTCCTACTCCACGTTCAACCGGAAGAACGATTTGTTCGACAATAGCAAGGTGGATAGGCGTACAAAATTGTTTTCCCGAACACTCTCTGAGGAGGAACTTGCTACCATACTGGTTCTCATTCTTACAAGTGATAATATGGATACCTTCCTGCGGCATTTCGGAATAGACAAAGAAAATACGGAAAGAAAACGGATAGCCAAAGTAAAAAAGAACAATAGCAGTATCTCATTCGGAGGCAACAGCACCTACGGAACAATGATAGACTTTGCCTGCCAAAGATACGGATGGACTTTTGATTATGTGGTATGGGGCATCAGCTATATCAATCTAAGGATGTTAATGGCTGATGCCATCACGACTGTATATCTGTCCTCTGACGAAATGAAACAACTCGGAATATCTGGTTCAGAAGAAATAATCGATGCCGGGAATCCAAAGAACAGGGAACGTATCAAAGCCCTGCTTGAGGAATGAATCGGAAAAACAGAACAATATTTTCATAATCGGTCAAAAAAATTACGGGGCCTATAATTTTATAACAAGAAAAATAGAACAAATGTCATGTCAATGCACATGATACCCATCAAATCGAAAAGACTATGGCTGGATTGCATTTTGATATAACTGGGGATAACTCCAACTTTTTACGCAAGCTAGAGGAAGCACGCAACGGAGTACGCAACACATCAAGACAAATTGAAGAAAGCGGGCTGAGTATTGAGAAGATATTCGGAAGACTGACCACGGCCGCAGCCACTTTCGGAATCAGTCTTGGAGCGCAGCAGCTCATCAGTGACATAGCTCGTGTACGTGGCGAGTTCCAGCAGCTTGAAGTAGCATTCCAGACAATGCTTGGAAACAAGGGACAGGCGGACACACTAATGTCCCAACTGGTACGTACCGCCGCCATCACTCCATTTAACCTTCAGGATGTAGCCAATGGTGCGAAACAACTGTTAGCCTATGGTACGGAGGCTAAAGATGTGAATGATACGCTTGTCCGGCTTGGGGATATCGCGGCAGGACTATCCATCCCTTTGAACGATCTGGTCTGGCTGTATGGTACCACCATGACACAAGGAAGGCTCTTCACACAGGACCTACGTCAGTTTATGGGACGTGGAATTCCATTGGCCGATGAACTTGCCAAACAATTCGGAGTAACCAAAGACAAGGTAAGCGAACTTGTGACAGCAGGAAAAGTAGGATTCCCCGAAGTGCAGAAGGCCATTGAATCCATGACCAATGAAGGCTGCAAATTCGGCGGTCTGATGGAAGCACAATCCAAAACCATTACCGGACAAATAAGCAATATCGAAGATGCAATTGACACCATGTTCAATAAAATCGGAAAACAAAACGAGGGTGTCATCAACAAGACCTTGTCCGGCATGTCTTATCTGGTGGAGAACTATGAGAAGGTAGGTCGGTTATTGACCGGACTTGTTGCTACATACGGTTCATACAGGGTTGCAGTCATGGTCATAACAGCCATTCAGTCGCTTCAAACCTCCGGCATAGCGGCCCTGACTGTAGCGGAACGTGCCCACTACGGATGGCTGGTCTTGCAGACAACAGCACAAAAAGCGTTGAACGCTGTCATGCTTACTAATCCGTATGTGTTATTGGCAACGGCAGTTGTAGGGCTTGGAGCTGCCATGTGGGCATTATCCGACAGCACAACATCTGCTGAACGTGCTTTGGACTCGTACAACAAGAAAATAGAAAAACTCGACACGGACGAAGAAGATCGGAAACGTACTTTGGAAGGTCTTGTTAGCACCATTAATAGCGAGGTGGAAGCCGAGACCACTAAACTTAAAGCCTTAAAAGACATTGAGAAACTATATCCTGTACTCTTTAAGAAGTATGTCGATGAGAAAGGTCATATACATGACTTGACTGGGTTTTGGAAGGCATATAATGAAGAGGTTTCAAAATCCAGAACACAGTCAAAACAGGCTATAGTCGAATCTTTGGAACAACAAATAAAAAGTGCAGAATGGGCTTATAATCTGGCAAGGAAAGAGAACAACCGTTCCGAAATGAAGGTTCAGGCACAGCGTATCGAAGACCTGAAGAATGAATTGGCAAACGCAAGAAAAGATGTCTTGTCAGAAATCAATACCCAATTGGAAGTTGAGAACAGACAGGAAACACAAGAAACTACATATCAAGAGGATTTGGCAAATGCTAAAGTCGAATGGGAGAAAGCGAAAAAAGGGTACGAGGCCTTAATCAAAGATCAGACGGCTACATCGAAACAGGTGAAAGAAGCCAAAGATAAGATGGAGGCATCCGAAAAGACATACAAGGAGCTGGGCGGAGTAACCGGAAGCGCACTGACCAGACAGGAAAATCTAGCAAAAAAGCAAAAAGAAAATCAGGAAAAGCTGGACGGGCAACTTCTTTCACTTCACCGTCAGAACCAACAGGATGAAATCAACCTGATGAGAGAAGGCACGGAAAAGAAGTTGAAACAGATTGACCTTGATTATCAGAAACAGATTGATGCGATAAGAAAACAGGAGGAAGAATGGAGCAAAGCCGGTAACGGTAAGCTGACCGACAAGCAGGCACAGAAAATTTCAGAAGCTTATACCAATGCCGAAAGTATGAGAGATAAAGATATTTCCGATGTAACTGAAGGACAGCTGAAAGCCGAACAACAGGCTTTGAACGACTACTTGAAAGAATATGGCACGTTCCAGCAGCAGAAATTGGCTATCGCCCAAGAGTATGCGGAAAAAATAAGGAAAGCACAGGAAGAAAACGGTGTTAATAGTGCACAAGTAAAGTTACTGGAGAAACAACGTGATGTTGCCATACAGAACAAGGAAACAGAAGCCATAAAAGCCAATATAGATTGGGTTACTGTGTTCGGTGAGTTTGGTTCCATGTTTTCCGACATGATAAAGCCCGCCTTGGACGAAGCGAAAAAATATGTACGGACTGACAAGTTCAAGAACTCCGATCAGGCAAGCCAGAAATCATTGATTGACGCCATCAGCCAGATGGAAAAGTCTTTGGGTGGTACAAGTGGAGTCAACTTCAAGAAACTTGGAGAGGATGTAAAAGCCTATCAAATAGCAGAACAGAATCGTATCAGTGCCATAGGGATTGAAACAGCTGCTTTGGAAAGACTAAAGAAATCACAGGATGATTACACCAAAGCGCAGAAGGGCGGAACGGAAAGTGAGAAACAAGCCGCAGCAAACGCTCTTGAAACAGCACGGCAGAATGCTGACATTGCATCCGCCAATGTGAAGACACAGACTGATATCGCCAATCAGGCCCAGCGTAATGTGACTGATACTGCCACCATACTGAAAGCAAGCATGGAAAATTTATTGGGAGGCTTGCAGCAGATTTCATCCGGTGGATTGTATAACGCATATAGCGGAATTATCAAAACCGTGAACGGATTCAAGGATGTCATAGGAAAAACGTCAGAATCTCTTAAGGAGGTCCCCATTGTCGGATGGATTCTGTCCATCATTGACGTACTCAAAGACGGATTAAGTGATCTTGTCGGTGGTCTGCTTGATGCTGTTCTGAACGCTGTCAGTGGAATTATCGGTGATGTCTTGTCAGGGGATTTGTTTGTCACAATCGGCAAGTCATTGAGGAACGGCATAGGAAACATCCTGAACGCAATCTCATTCGGAGGCTTCAACTCCTTGTTTGGAATAGGTGGAAACGCCAAGGAAGTACAGGAAACGATAGACAGGCTGACGGACAGGAATGGAACTTTGCAAACGGCCATCGAGGATCTGACTGACGAGATGAAGGCAAGCAAGGGAATGAAATCGGTTGAATCTTACAGGGAAGCTGTAAAGTATCAGGAGGAAGTCAATAAAAACTATCTGCAAATAGCAAAGGAGCAAGCCGGATATCATAAGAGCCACGGCAGCTGGCAGCATTATCTGAAATGGACGGATGAAATGCTGGAACACGCAAGAAAAGCTACCGGCATGCAGGATTTCTCCGGCACCGATTCCTTGTGGAATCTGACCCCCGAACAGATGAAGGCTCTACGGTCGGACGTATGGTTATGGGATATCATGGAATCTTCCGGTAAGGGAGGTTACGGTGAGCGTGTTACCGACAAGCTGGATGATTATATAGAGCAGGCAGGAAAACTGGAAGAACTGACCGACAGTCTTTATGAGGGCCTGATCGGAATGTCATTCGATTCCATGTATGACAGTTTTATAAGCAGTCTGATGGATATGGAGAAGAGTGCGGAGGATTTTGCTGATGACATATCCAAATATTTCATGCAGGCGATGCTGTCAAATGCCATCGGTGAACAGTTTAGTGACAAACTGAGGACATGGTATGATAAATTCGGTGAAGCCATGAAGGATGATGGTACGCTTGACAATAATGAGCGTAAGGAGCTGATGGATGAATACATGGGTTATGTGGACGAAGCCATGAAGCTCCGTGACGAGCTTGCCGCAGCAACCGGATATGACAAGATTTCGCAAGAATCAACATCCCAGTCAGCTTCATCCAAAGGTTTTCAGGCAATGAGTCAAGATACTGGCGAAGAGTTGAACGGTAGGTTTACAGCATTGCAGATTGCAGGAGAAGAAATAAAAAATGCCATGCTGAATACGCTGGCGGTGGCACAAGCCATATCCTCATTTGCCAAAGACAACAATACAATGTTGACTGAGATAAGAAATCTGATGATTTCATCCAACGGTCACCTTGAAAGTATTAACAAATACACCAAACTAATTTATAAGTTTGGAGACAAGCTTGACGAAATAGCGAAAAATACAAAAAGTATATAAATATGCCACAAGAAGAACTGTTTATTAATGGAAAGGACGCTTATACCACATGGGGAATAAGCATGGATGACACTGCACTGTCCGCCCTCATGACCCCAGCACCCAATAAGGAGTTCATTGAGAACAAGAGCCGAATGGAGCATGGAAAGCGTGTGATAACAGCTGATCCCAAAAAGGACGAGCGCGATCTTACATTACAGATAAACCTGACAGCCCCTGATAAAGATACATTCTTTGCAAGGTATGACAGCTTTTGTAATGAGTTGGATAAAGGAATACTTGAAATAAAGACAAAGTATCAGCCCAATATAGTTTACAGGACTATTTATATTTCCTGTAACCAGTTCAGCCAATTCATGCAAGGCATAGGAAAATTCGTGCTGAAGCTGAATGAGCCTAATCCCAATAACAGAAATTCCCCTTGATATTCTATTTGATTTTCAAATAAAATATATACTTTTGTTCAGCATTGTGTAAAGACACACAAAACTTAATTATGGAACAAATCGACATCAAAGACATATCCGGTGCTATCCAGCTTACAACTTTGATCAATGAAGGCTGCAAGCGTAAGTTCACTCTGATGAAGGAGGACTACATCATGTTAAAGTTCTCCTTAGAGAATCCCATATATTTCAAACTTGGCTCATACGTGGAATGTAACTTCGGATTGTTCGAGGTGTGCGACTTGCAGAAGCCCGCATTCAACACCAATACCGCCGGCTACGATTACGAATTAAGACTTGACGCCTACTACTGGAAATGGAAAAACAAAATCTTCAAATATACCCCGGAGACGACCGGACAGGAGGCGTCCTGGAACCTGACCGCTCCGCTTGACGTACAAGCCGGTATAGTCCTTAGAA